TTATCCCTCTCTCTCCAGCCCACGCATTCTGCCGGTGACGGTAATGCCGTGATCGCTCAACGCCAGATGCCGAGCGCGGGACTGTTGGGAACGATCCAGCGTCTCACGGGTGATGGCGTAGTTTGGATTCGCTCGGTTGAACTGCCGAATTTGTCCTAGTGCGGCCGTTGCACCATCGCTGTCCGCCTGTCTAACGGCCATGAAGTAGCGATTCATGAGTTGCTGCCGGCGCTTCGTCAGCTTCGTATCCGCTCCCTTCAACTCGTTGTTCGTCTCGTACTGCTCGGCCACGACCAGCGGAGATAGACCCAGTGCCTGGGCGATCACGCCCGAAGCGCTCACGTCGGCGATGCTTTCTCCATTCAACGTCGTCGCCCCTTCTCCCGCATAGCGCAGCGCGCGCAACGGCGAGCGAAGAAAAGCCGGCAGCATCGTCTCGGTGCCGCGCTCGATGTAGCCCTCATGCATCTGCTGCAGACCAGTGAACAGATTCTTAGGAATCGACAGCGCCGCTCCCAGGATCTGCTCCATCCAGAAGAAGTAGGCGTCACGGCCCTCCAACTCCCGATCCGGGCTGCGGAACCAAAGGTTGGGCATGCCGATGCGTTCGGACACGTCCACTCCCAGGACCGCGCCGGGCACGCCGCGCAAGAGCAGGCGCGCTGCATCTTCGCCCAGCAACTGCCGGGCACCGCGCACAAACTGCTGTTCCGCGGTGAACGGATCGTCCTCATCGTCGAACAGTCCGGCCAACATCACCGCCAGCCCATAGAACGGCACGCCGGTAACACCCGCCATGAGCGCATAGAGCCCAAACATCGCTCCCAACTGACGCCGCGCCTCCGCCCGCGCCTCCGCGGTCTCGGCCTTGAACGATTGGTGGATGTCTCGGAACAGCCGGTACATCAGGTTGACGTTGTAGTTGCGGAACACGAACAGCACCTTCGCCACGTCGCCCTGCATCCAGCGCGGCCGGTTTGCTGCCGAGTAGTCGAAGTGCACCTCGTAGGTCAGTTTGGCGGCCTTCTGCACAGCCGCATCGTGCGGGTCGCCTTCATCCCGCGCCAATCGATATGACGTCAACGAGGTAACTTCCCGGTTGAAACGCTCGGATTGGTGGAAGATCCAGCCCAGCTTCGCCATGACCCGCTGGCGCACCGCGGAATACTCCACGCCCTTATCGCCGACGCCGGCCAGGTCATGCGCCTGGGTCTTCTCCCACACGCCCATATCGATGAACGCCTGGGCGGCCTTCTGCTCGGCCGGAGTTAGGTCTGCACGATCGATATGCCCTCTGCCGCGCGCGAAGTCCTGCACTGCCTTCGACAACGCCCGCGTGACCTTCCCGAACCCATAGCGCGAGCCCAAGATGGGCACGCCCAGCATCAAGGTCTGCGTGGCGTTCAAGAACAGATGCGCTGGATTCGCGCCCAGGTGGTACACGAAGGCCGCGCTAGTGGCGACCTGGGCCGCCGCACCGCCCTGTGGGTTCAGGATGAACTCGTGGCGCTTGCGCAACTCGTTCACCAGTAACATGCCCTCAATTGGGGCGTGCTGCTTGGCCTGCTGCTCGGCCACGTCCAAGGCCTCGCCCATCTCCAAGGCGTACTTGAGGCGCGCCAGTTGGTAGCTCCCGTGGAACATCGCGCTGCCGAACGCACGTAGAGCGTCGGCGTTGTAGCCGGGCACCTTCTTACGATGGATGAAGCTCTTGCGCAGGCTCAGGTCGGGCAGACGCTCCAGGTAAAGTTGGTAGATCTCATCGCGCAGGAAGTCCGGCGCATCCGCGTCTTCCAGAATTTTCTGAACATCGCTGACGAAGCGCGGATCGATGGATTGGCGCAAGCTGCTTTTCTCGGCGTCCACGCCGGTCCGCACCTCCAGCCCCTGCGCTTCCATCTTGGCGGCGAACGCGTCCAATTCGGCCCGGCCCTCGAACTTGGAGAAGCCCACCATGCGCCCGTCGCGCTTGACCACGGCGAAGTAACGGCCAAAGCGCTTCAACGGGAAGTACGGCGCCTCGACCCGCTGCGCTTCAAACTTCTGCCGCAAGGCCTCGACGGTCGCATTGGCACGGCTTGCTGCCTTTCGCAGGTCCGCGGCGTGCATTCGGGCTGCGCGCGTGCGCTGTTCGGCTTTGCCCGCGTCGTCTAGTTCTGGATCTTCCGCGATTTCCTCCAGTCGTTCCTCGTACTGGCGGTCGGCCCGGTTCCGATTGATCTGGATGGCACGTTCTAAATTGTCCAGCAGCGCCTTTTCAATCAGCCCCATCTGCTCTGTGTAGGCGTTGCGCACGCGGGCATACTGCGTCTGGCCGGCCTCGGGCAATGCGTCGAAGCGCGCCCGCAGCTCCCGGTAGAGGCGCAGCTTCTCGGCATCCTTCTCGTAGGCCGCGGCCTTCAGCGTCGGGTCCACGCCCGCGACTGTGCTGTCGTGCATCAGATCGGCCAGCGCGCGCGCGTTCTCGGGCTGATTGCGCCGCAGCGCACTGCGCACGCCAGCGCCGACCGCGAACGACAGCCAGTCCTGGGCGATCTTGTCGGTTTTGACATAGCGCTGGTGCCGGAACGCGTCGAGCTGGTAGCGCAGGTCCAGATAGTGCCCGATGCCCGGCATCTGCTTAGGCGCGAAGTCCGCCAACGCATTCATCGGGATCGCGCCCAACAGTGCCGGCTTGAGGTCGGTCAGCTTGGCCGCGCCGCGTTTCGCCAGCCAATCCTTGACCGAGGCCCGCCCCTCGGCCGACAGCATCAGTCGCGCCGGCGGGCGCGTGGGGTCGGGACGGCTGAACATCGGTAGCCCCGCGCGCGCGGCATCCCGCATCGCCGGGGTCACAACGAGGACGTGCGAGCCCTCCGTCGCCTCGCCGCGCACTCCCAACGTAGTCCGTTCTGCCCGCGCGCCAAAACGCTTCGCCCATTGATTGACCGTGCTTGGAAGCAACTGATCGTAGAACTGCTCCAATCCGCGCTGCCGGCGGGCTTGGTTTTCGTCCGTCCCGGCGTATCGAGCTGCCTGCTCCTGGCCGGAGGTCCACGCAATCCGTTCGATCCCATGATCCACAGCCCAACGGACCACGCGCTTGAATGCCAGCAGCGACCAATCAGCCGCATTCTTCATGGGAGCATCAGGAACGCCTCCTTGGGGTTCATGCTGGAATTTTCCGTGCAGGACCTTACGGCGTTGCTGCTCATCCTCAGACAACGGCTGATTGGCCCGAGCGCGCTGCAACAGGGCGCGGTACTCGGCGCGCTCGGCGCTATCCGGACCGCGGCTACGATAGCCCTCACGTCGTCCCTGCTGGTGCCAGTCCGATTGAATCTCTTCAACGAACAGGACTGCGCGGCCTTCCGTGTCGGTCCGCTCGCTGAATCGCACATGTGCCAGGACGTTCATGTCCTGCGAGAAGTGGGCCGAGAACTGCTCTTCCTGAAATGCTTCGTCCAGTTCCAATCGTTCGGCCGCCGACAGGCTGCTGGACGGCCGTCGCCGCAACTCGTCGATACGTTCCTCCTGCTCGCGGGTCAAATGACGGCGAACGCGGGGCATGCGCAGTAGAAGTTCCCTGTAACGTTCGCCGTACGACGAATATCGCTTGTAGAGCGTGTTGATCTTTCGGTCGCCGCCTATGAACTGTTGGATCTTGTAGGCGGCCTCGTAGAGTTTTTCATCATGGCGGTGATAGATGTCCTCCGGCGAAACAAGAACGCCCGGTACGTCCTTATGCTGGATGCGCTTCGAGCGCGTCGAGTCGCCGCGAAGCTGCACGATCTCGTACCCTTGCTGCGCCAGCGCCTCGGCTTCCGCCTGCAGGACGCGCGGCGCCTGGGCCCGTTCCCATTCCGAAGGATCGAGCGGCTTGCTGAGGTCGAACAGGACCGTCTCCCACAGCGTCAGCTCGTTGCTGTCGATATAGGCTTCCAACTCCTCGCGGGTGGTCCGCTCACGTTGCTGCAACCAATCATCGACGCCCGACCACTCGCGCTCGCCCTGGCGGAACTCGCCGCGGCGCTGCGCGCCGTCGAACCACTGCCGCCATTGCGCGGCCGTCCCCACCTTGGGGGCGCCCTTGGCTTGCCGGATCGCCTCGGTCATGGCCGAGTAGAAGGTTGGCGCCGGCCGCGACGCGGCGGGTTCCGCCATCGGCGCGGTGCGTGGACGCGCGCCGTCGCGCAGGTAGCGCGCCGCCGCGACGATCAACTGCCGCAGTTCGGCCGGACTGAACCCCAGCTCGAATCCCAAAGAACGCAGGAAACGACGCAGCGCGGCGACCGCACGGTCGATGACGCTGTTGCGGATGCCCTTTTCGGCCATGACCGCAATCGCCTCGCGGGTCGCGATGTCACGATTGGCTCCCCGGTAACGGCGGTCGATCTCCGCGAACAGACCGGCATAGCGACCGTTCGCCCGCATCCGATCCACCGTGGTCTCCAACTGCGCCCATAGCTCGGGGCCGGCGATGGCCTCGATGCCGTAGTGGCCGATGGCTTCGTGCGCCAGGACCGCCTGGGCGCGCTGGGTATCGGCCAAGTTGCCGGCCACCAAGTAGACGGTGCCCGCCCCGTCGTAGAAGCCCTCGGCGTCGGCGTAGCCGACTTGGGACCGCGCCGACGCCGGTAGATCGTCTGCCGTCTCAACCACGACCACGCGCGGGGCGGTACGCGACCAGCGCCCGATGATCGGAGCGATCGCTCGGCGGATCGCCGCGGCGCCCGTCCGGGTCGCGGCGGTTCCGCGTCCGACCGGCCGCACCGGGCGACTGAACGCCCCGGTCGGCGGAGGATCGCCGTCGACGGCCTGTTTGCCCGCTCGCAGTGCCGCTACGACCTTCTGGAAGCGCTCGCGCTTGGCATCCAACTCCCTTTGCATCGGAAACCCGCGCGTCATTTCCTCGCCGGCTTGCCTTGCCTCGCGCTCGAACTGCTGCACCTGGGCTTCGGCTTCGGCAACGATGCGGTCGGAACGCTCGATCATGTTCTCCAGGCGGCTGACGTACCCGCTAGGCGTGACACCCTCTCGACCGAACTCGGTCTGACCGATCTGGAAGTCCCCCACCTTCAAACTGACGCGGAAAACATCGCCCCGACGATCCACCCAAATATCCGCGCCGCGGAATTCGCCCGCGTGCACGGGACCGTCCGCCGTCGTTGCGCGCTTGAACGCAGCCAAGACGGGCTCGGCCTTGACCGCCTTGCGCTCATCGAAGGTGCGCTCGCCCAGGGTTAGGGCGAATGGACCGTCGCGGTCCAACTGGGCGACCGCCCGGCGCGCGCGCTCCCGATACGTATAGCTGTGGTGATCGCCCGCGTTGAAGCGGCGCACAACGGCTTCCAACTGATGAATCGACCGCTTGTGCGAGCGCTCCTGGGCCTCCAGGTTACGAACCTCCGAGCGCAGCCGTACCGATTCCAAGATCAGCGGATTGCCCGATGCGGACCCCTTCATCTCGGCTGCGTTAGCGGCCTCGCTGGTCACGTCCTCGATCTCGCGCACGCTGGCGTCGCCAGCGCGGAAGGATTCGATGCCGCGCGCCTTGCGCTCCAGAATTTCCCACTGGCGGGCATCGTAGGTCTGCTTGGTCGCGTAACGCAGGATCTCGATCTCGAATCCATCCGGGTCGGCCTCGTAGAACTCGTTGCCCTGGCGGACGATGCGCCCCTCGCGCTGTTCCAGGTCGGACGGTCGCCACGGTGCGTCCAGGTGGTGCAGCGCCACCAACTTGCGTTGGACGTTCATGCCGGCGCCCATTTTCGCCGTGGACCCCATCAAGACCCGGATGTCACCGCGGTTGACCTTGGCGAACAGATCCGCCTTGCGTTGGTCGGTGCCGTAGTCGTGGATGAAGGCGATCTCTTCCGCCGGGATACCCTGGGCGATCAGTTTCGCCTTCAAGTCGTCGTAGACGCTGAAGCGACTTTGGTCCGCCAGCAGCTCGTCCAGGCTCACCACGGGCTGCGCCGCTTCGCCCTCGTCCTCATTGGCCTCGGTCGCGTCTGCGTCCTTTGCCTCCTGCTCAGCTTCCCAGCGCGCGACGTAGGCGTCGATGTCCTCGGCGGGGATGGCCCCGGCGTCGAATCGGGCCTGCCACGCCTCACGCTCCTTCGCCAGTTTGGCGTTCGCCAGATCCACCGTATCGGAGCGCTTCACGTCGCGGGCGACCGTCGCGCCGGAGCCGGCGTCCACCACCTCGTGGTGGCCGCGCAGCTTACGCAGGAAGAACGTCCGATCCGGCCACGCCGACAATGCGACCTTGGTTCCCTCCACATGCTCCAACTGTCCGGCGCTGTCACGCACGAACCACGTCGGCCCCTTCGCCTGCGCCGCTTCGGTTGCGCGCCCTCGCGCCGACGCCGGCACCGAAAGGTCGCAGAACACCAACTGCGTACCGCGGCGCTCGCGGTGCGCCTTCCAGATGCGGACGATATGCCCGGCGGCCGCATTGATCTTGGAGCCGGCAAAGTCGGGGGCGGATGGATCGATCAGCCGGTAGTCCAACCCCGCCTTGCGTGCATCGCCCGTCGCCTTGAGGAAATTGTCGATGCTCGGGTCTTTGGGCATGTGCTCCATGCGCCCGATGATCGAATCGCGCGGATACTCCTCTTTGGGTGCGCCGGTCTCCGGATCAAGCATCGGCTGGCCGTTGTCGTCCAACTTCCGCTTAGGAATGCCGATGTAGGCCTCCTGCAGCGGCGAGCGGTTCACCACAATGTTCTGCGGGCCGCCGGTCTTGATCTTCGGCAGCGGGAACCGTTGGCCTTGTGCCTTCGCGTCGCGGATCAGGTCGGCGCGCGTCACCGTATCGGCGAACTGCCGCCACAGCGCGCGTAGTTCGGGCAAGTTCGCGAACTTGCTGAAGCGCTTCTTCTCCTTGAACCGGCCCGCGGCATCCATCTCCCAATCAGACACCATCGCGCCGAACGTGCTCGACCACGCATCGAATTGGGTGACGGCGAGTTGGCGCAGCGTGTTGTATTGCAGGTAGCGCTGGAAGTGGTAGACCTCCGACAGCGTGTTCGAGACAGGCGTACCAGTCAGGAACACTCGGTTCTTACCCTGGTGGACGCCTTCCAGGTATCGCATCTTCACGAATAGGTCGAAGGCCTTCTTGGAGCCCTCGGGATTGCCGAGACCGGCGACGTTTCGCTGAGTGGTGACGAAATACAGATTCTTGAACTCGTGCGCCTCATCGACCACCAGCGCGTCCACGCCCAGTTCCTCGAAGTCCAGCAGGTCGTCGCGCTGGAGCTCGGAGATGCGATCCAAGCGCTCGTTGATGCGGTCCTGGCGCTTCTGCAGTTGCTTGAACGACAGCGATTTCTTGCCTTCGCCCGCGCGCAGAACATCGAGCGCCTCGGCGATTTCCTGGGCCTCGGTCTTCAGGATCGTGGCCTCGGCATCCGCCGGCACCGGAATGAAGCCGAACGAGGAATGCGCGACGACGACCGCATCCCACTCGCCGGTCGCGATCCGGGCAAACAACTGGCGCCGCCGTCCGCGCTCGAAGTCCTGCCGGCTCGCGGCCAGGACGTTGGCGCCGGGGTAAAGACGCAGGAAATCGGCCGACCACTGGTCAACCAGATGATTCGGAACCACGATCATCGGCTTGCGCCACAGACCGAGGCGGCGCATTTCCATCACGCCCGCAATGGAAGCGTAGGTCTTGCCGGCACCGACCACATGCTCGGCCAGCGCCACGCCGTCCTGGATCATCCGGTACGCGAACCCGGACTGGTGGGGCCGCAGTTGGCCGTTGGCCAAGATGCCGCGCGCCATACCCGGAAAGCTCAGGTGCGCGCCGTCGAATCCGCGCTCGACGGTCGTGTTGAACGTATCGTTGTAGAACCGCGCCAAGCGCTGGCGCCGGTCGGCGTCCTTCCAGATCCAGTCGTCGAACGCTTGCGCCAGTTCGGCCGCCTTGCCCTGCGCCGCCGCGGTTGCCTCCTTGTTGAGGATCGGCGGTACGTCCTTCTGACCGCTGGGGTCGTGGACCGTCACCGGCTTGTTCATCATCAGCGCGGTCAGCAGTTCGTCCGCGCCCATGCGGCTGGTGCCCCAGCGGTCGTTATTGAGCACGGTGTTGTGGCTCTTGACCTTGACCGCCCACTGCCCCAGCGCGGGGACGTGTTGACCGCTCAGATTGCCCTCGAACGTCTCCTTCGCAAACGCGGCATAGTCGCTGGCCGGAATCCAAGGCGTTCCGATCTGAACGAAGATGTCGGCGGGGTCTACGTCGGCCGGCTGCACCTTTTCCAACGCGTCGACGTTGCGGCGGTACACTGGGTCGGCCTCGGCGGCGGCGCGAGCAGTCGCCAACTTGGCTTTGACATTGCCCGACAGGTAAGCATCGGCTGGCGCGACCGTACCATCCGGCAGCGCATATGCGAGATCGCCCAGTTCGCGCAGCAGGTCGTCGGCCGTGGTGCCGGGGTACAGCGAGCGCATGAAGTCCAGTTCGATGCGGCCACGTTCGTTCAACGACGCCAGCATCGCGCTCTTGGCGTCGCTGACGCGAGTGACCGGCTTGACCGGGTACTGCACGCGCTTGCTCAGAAGATCGGCTTTGCGCGCCGACTCGGCCCGTGCGGTCGTGCCCGCTTTCTTGGCAGCCTCGCGAGACACGCCGCGGTCGTAGTCCCGTTCCAGGCTCAGCAACAGCGGTGCGTCGGGATCGGAGCGAAAGGCGCGCTTGTTCACGTCGCGCGTCAGCAGGCCCGACGCCTTCGTAAACGCGCCGTAGACACGGTTCAGGTCGGCACGCAGTTCCGCCAATTCGGCATCGGTGCTGGCTTCGCGCAATTCCGCCGCCAGCAACCGACGCATGGCGTCGCGGATGCCGATCATGCCGCGGACGCGCTGCGCCTCGCCGGCCTTGAGTTCGGCGGCCACGTGAGTTTTTTCGCCGTTGTGATCGGGTTGCCGCTGGCGCACGGTGCCGTCGCCATCGACGTAATAGCCGTAGACCTTGATATTCTCGGGCGGCTCAGTGCGCGAAGTGTTCGCCGATTCGGCCGCGCGCGCGTTGCCCTCCATTTGCTCGATGGGAATGCCGGGCGGCCGGTACACCGCCTCGGGCAATCCAGATACCGCCACCTCCAAGGCGCGGGCCAGATCCACGCCCGGCCTCGCCTCCAACACGGCGCCCGGCGCCCCGTGCGTGGTGTGGGTGCTCCACACCATCCGACCCAACATGCGCTCGGGATGATCGACGTAGCTGAGGTTTAACGGGAATATTTGCCCGGCCTTCTGGTCCGCAGTCGACCCCAAGGGCACCCACTCCTCGGCGTTCGACACTTCGCCGTCGCCCAACCGCTGAAGAAAGACAATGTCGGTCGTGACGTTGGTACCGGCGTTCTTGGCGAAGGCGGTTTGTGGCAGGCGGATCGCTCCCAGGAACCGCGCGCGGTCGGCAATCCACTGGCGCGTCGTGCTGGTGTTGGCATCCAGAAACGAACTGGACACGACCATCGCGAGCAGTCCACCGGGCCGCAGCGCGGCGATGGATTTGGCGAAGAAGTAGTTGTGGATGCTGAAGCGCGATAGGTCGGGATACTGCGGATCGTGGACCGATTGTGCGCCGAACGGCGGATTGCCGATGACCAGATCGAAGCTCTCGGGCACGATGCGCAGCTCGTGGAAGCCGCGGACCTGCACGTTGGCGGTTGGATAGAGCTGGCGTGCGATGCGTCCGGTGATCGAATCCAGCTCAACGCCCGTCCGTTGCGTCGCCCCGCGCAGCGCCGCCGGCATCCGACCAAAGAAGTTTCCGGTGCCCAAGCTGGGCTCCAGCACGCGGCCGTGGGTGAATCCGAGCCGCTGCACTGCGCTCCACATCGCATCGACGACGTTGCGCGCGGTGTAGTGTGCATCCTGCGTGGACCGACCGGCGGCGGCCAACTCTTCGGGCGCTAGCGCCGCCGTCAGGTCGGCCACGCGCTGCTCCCAGCCCTTCTTAACCGCGCCCGTCGTCGGGTGGCGGAACGCCTGCGGCAACCCGCCCCAGCCGACGTAACGCGCCAGTACTTTCTGCTCGTCAGGCGTGGCCGGCGTTCCGCGCGCTTCGACGGCTTTCAGCGTCGCAATGGCCTGGAGGTTCTGATTGAACTTTTTGACCTCGCCGACGCCCTGGAACTCCAGTTCGTCGGTGAGGGTGAAGTCCGCAGGCGCGGCTACAGCGTCATCGGCAGCTCGGCCACTTGCAGGCACTCGCTCGGCGTCAGGTGCAGATTCGCCAGCCGGGTTTCGTTGGCGAACTCCAGGGCGTCGCGGTGCGTTTTCGTCAGCAGCGGCACGAGTTCCCCGCTGGCGACGAGTTGCTTGAACTTCTTCGGACTGCCGGCGTACCAGATCTCCAGCAGCGTCCACATGTCTTGCATCGGCAGGTCGCTCATGTTCAGCGCCTGGAAGTTCTCTGGACCGATCGCTCGGATCACTTGGTTCAGGTAGTTCCCCATCGTGGCGTTCCTGTTCGTCCTTGGTGTTCGGTTCGGAATCATAAGCGGCGCGCGCCACGGTCGGGACACCGTCCGCCACCGATTCCCCGCCCGGCGCGGGTGCCGGAGCGCTATCGACTTCACGATTAGGGCCGGCCGAGGCCGTCGTTCCGGTTGCCGCCGCTTTGCGCACGGCCACCAAGCCGCCGCCGCGGGGCACCAGATCGAAGTCCTCGGGCGACTGGCCGTGCTGTTCGATGGCCGCTAGCGCCGCGCGGCGGGAGCGGAAACCTTCGTTCTCGGCCGACGTGGCGCCGCGCCGGGTGATCTCGGGCAGCCCCTTCCATTGCTCCCGCGCGCGGCTCCCATCCGGATCGAGGTTGTCGCGGACCACAGACCGTCCGATTCGGCGCTGTCCGGCCGCGTTGTAGGTCGGCAGCATCACCCGCGTCCCGCTCAGATCGGCGGCGCGCACGCGGTGGGAATCGCCGTACACGTCGCGAACTCGCACGAACTCCTTGGACGACGTGGTAGCGGCGGGGTACGCCTCCGGCGCGCGTTGCTCGGGGGCAGGGCGCGACGGCGTTGCCGCCGCCGCGACGGGCGCCGGAACAGGATCAGCCGGCGTCACCCCGTCCGCTGTCGCACCTACGGCCGCAGTCGCCGGCTCCGAAATGCCCTCAGCGGGTGGGTTGACCTGCGGCTCGGCGACCATTGGCGACGCGAGCGCCGTGCGCTGCGTGGCCTCGGCACCAGGGATTGATGCGTTCGTTTCGACGGGGGCCGTTTCCGGCGTAGGCTCGGCGTCGCGCGTATCGACTTGTGGAGCCTTCGGCGCATCTTCCGCGTGCGTCAGCGCGGGCGGCACGTCCGGCGAAGCTGTCGGCGCCGCGGTCGGACGCGGCGCTTCCCGTTCGGCCCCGGATGCCGGCGTCGCGGTTGAGGAGGTGGGCTCCATCGTCTCCGGCGCAAGTGCCGCCTCGGGCTGGGGCGCCGCCTTCGTGCGCGCAGCCAGCAGCGCGGCGTCTTCCGTGTTCTTGCGCTGACGCCGCTCGACCAGTACTTCGTTGCGCAGTTCGCTCATCGCGCGACGGGTTAAACCGTACACCGCCACGAGTTGGTCCGTTTTCGGCAACGATCCCCGCTCGGCTTGCGCCGTGAGATACGCGCGCACGCGCTCCACGTCTTGGGGAGCCGGCCTCGCCGGTCGGCGCGCAGGTACTTCCGCCATCTCCGCGCGCGACTCCACGCCACGATTAGGAAGCCAATCCCCCGGGCGCCGCGTCCTGTCCGTTCGGGCATCATCCAGGGCGCCACGCGATTCCAGTCCGCGCGTAGGCGGCAACGGGCCAGCCTCGGCCGCGATATCGGCCATCGATTGCAGGGCACCGCTTTGGGCGGCCAGATTCGCCGCGCGCGACAGCGGACCTGCGTCGGGATCGGGCAGCGCAGCGGCTGGCGCGAACGCGGCGCGGTTGATGTACCCCTCCTGATTCGACAAGCGTCGGAGCGGACGCGAATTCGGCGGCGGCGCGGCCCCGTCGTTGGGGACCGCGCCCGGGTGCGCCGCGCGCGCCGCGTTGACGTCCGCCGTCAGATCCATGCCCTGCCGGCGGCGCACGAACGCGGCGTCGGCCTGCTGTTGCTGGAAGGCCTGAGCCGCCGTGACCGCCTCGCCGGCCGCATTGATGGTGATCTCGGGCGGCGGTAGCGCTAACGTGGGCGGGCTTCCGGGCGTCAGGGCCGTGGGGTTGACGGTGCCCGCCTCGGTGGACAGGCCTCGCCGCGCGCGCAGTGGCAGTTGCTCGCCCACTCCGCCCGCGTTCGGCATGGCCGCAGGATGACCGGTGCGGGCTTGATTGATGTCCGGCGTCAGACCGGCGTCCTGCCGGCGCCGCAGGAAGTCCACATCGGCTTGCTGCTGCGCGAACGCCTGGGCCGGCGTCACCGCCTCGCCGGCCTCGTTGACGGTGATGACCGGGGACGGCAACGCTAGCGTTGGCGCGTTAGGCGGCTGGCCTTCAGGCACCGAACGGCGCAGGCCACCGGCAGCGCCGAAGGCGCCGCCGCCGAGGGCGCCGGCCGCGATGTTCTCGATGTAATCGTCGGTCGCGTCGGCACCGGTCAAGGCGCGCTGCGCGCCCCATCGCTCCACGGCCGCCTGCACGCCCTCGGTTGCGCCTTCGGTGATCGCGCCCTGGGTCGCGCCGGCCAGGAGGCGACGCGCGAGGCGCGGACTGCTGGACGCGCCTTGCAGCAACCGGCCCACACCAACGCCCTCTGCGGCGCTGTCGACCGCACCCGCTACCGCGCCTGCACCCAGCGCGCGCCACGCATCGCCGGCATCCAACGCCTCGCCGGCTGCCGCGGCGTCCTCGGCGCGGCCGGTGTAGGCAATGCCGGCTTCCTGCGCGGTGTTGAGGCCGAGGCCCGCGAGCGTTGCGCCACCCACCTGCTGCAGCCGCCGCTGCAAGGCGGTCTTGCCCGCAGCCTCGGCCAGTTCGCGCGCGACACCCTTACGCACCTGATCGGCAACCAACGACTCAACCGACTCGGCGATCACCTTCTTCGCCGCACCGCGCGCGACCAGGCCACCGACCGCACCGGCCGCCGTGCCTGCACCGGGTACGGCGCTGCCGACGGCCGCGCCCGCGGCCGCCGTCGCCAAGCTCTGCAACGCTTGGCCGCCGAAGTTGCCGAGTACGTCGCCGGCCCATTCGCCGGCGCTGTCGTCGCCACTGACCACGCCCTTGAACGTGGCCGAGCCGGTGAGCGGATCGATCTGTTCGCGCTGGATGCGCTGATAGTTCGCCAAGGCGCTATCGCGCCATTCGTCCGCGCCCACCGCGCCGGCCAGGGCGGCACCCGCACCGTACAGGAGGCTTTGGGTTTCCGGCAGGCTGCGCTTGAAGCCGCGCGCGGCGGCGCTCAGAAAGCCCGTCGATGCCTTCTTCGGCGGCGTGGGAGCGGCCGGCGTCGAGGCGAACGGGTCCACCACCCGGGCCGGGGCCGGGGTGTCGAAGGGATCGATCAAATCGGTCATGGGGTGCCGTACTTGCGCTGATAGAACGCGGTCAACTGCGCGTCGGTGGCGGAGGGGTTGGCCTTACGGGCTTGGGCGAGGAACTCGGTCAACGACGGCTTGCCGGTCGTTGCCGGCGCGGCGGTGGCCAGCGCCGCTGCAGGCGCGAACAGCGACTGCGCGCGAGCGTCCAACGCCGCCAGTTGCTGCGCGCGTTGCTCCTCGCTGAGCGACAGGCTGTCGAGCACCGCCTTCTGCTGCTGGCTGACGTAATCGAGTTGGTCTTTCGGGGTCAGGCGGCCGGTCGCATCGGCCTTGACCGCCTCCGCCACGGCTTGGCCGCTGGCATCGGTGATCGGCGTGAAGCTGCCGTCCTGGCGCAGCGCGCCGGTTCGGCCATCCGTAGTGTTGAGCGTTCGCAGCACGCGCTGGCCTTCAAAGCCCTGTTGCTGCTGCGTGAGCGCGCCCTCCATCTCCAACCGACGCGCCTCTTGCCGGCGCTGCGCGAACGCTTCGTCCGCCGCGTTCTGCGCCGTCGCGCCGGATTGCAGCAGACCGTTCGCCGCCTGTTGACCGCTGGCACTGGCTTGGTTCATCGCGCCCAGTTGTCCGAGCAAGGCTTGCGCGGCGGCGGCGCGCGAGCCGGGGCGGCCCTTGTTCTGGTAGCTGTTCTGCGAGATATCGAAGCGCCGCATCAGTTCGGCTTCGGGGCCGAATCCATCGGTGACTATCGAACCGGCGTCCGCGCGCGTCTGTAGCGCTGCGAAGCGCGCGCCGTCCAAGGCGCCACGTGTGGTCTCGGCCACCCGTGCCGCCGTCGACGGCGCGGCAACCATTGCAGGCGGCAGCGCGCGCACAGGCGCGGCCGTCTCCGCGCTCAAGAGACCCGGCACCGCGCGCGTGACGCCGTTCGCGCCGGTAAACGTGTTCGCGTCCCCGGGCCGTAACCTCGGCGCATTGGGCAGCGCGGACGCTGCGCTCGCCGCACGCGCACCCGGCTCCGTGGGCGTAGCGGTTGACGGCGGACTCGCCGCCGGCAGCGCCCTGGACGTGGCGGCGATAGGCACGCCCGCACTGCGCAGCAAGGCTTGCGTTTGCGTCCGATTGGTGAAATCGCGGTATTTGCCGGCCATCTGCTGTAACGGCGCGGCATACGCCTGCTTCGCCGCTTCCGCCTGCGCCAATTGGCCGTCCAACTGACGCAACGCGCGCGCGCCGTTGGGCACCTTGGAAATTTCGTAAGGCGCTTGGAACTCATTGCGCGGAACGATCAGCTCGGGACGGGCGGTTTCCGCAAGGCGGCGACGCGCGCCGGTCAGCGTCTGCGTGCGCTGGGAGGCGGCCTCGTAACCGCTGCGCAGCTTTCCGTACTCGGTGTTGAGGGTGTCCAGTTCGGGGTTGAGCGCTCGGCGGCGCGGAAGTGTGGGGTTCTCGGCCACGGGTCAGATACTCGAATCGGCGATTTCGCCTTGGAAATTGAAGTCGGTGCTGCACGACTTGGCTTCGCTGCGGGAACTGCTCACCGCCGCGCTGTAGTTGACGGCCGACGCGCTCGATGCCGCGAGCTGGCCCATGACTTGCGCCAGCATCTTTCGCACCTCCAGCAGCAAGCTCGTCAGTTGAATGTTCTCCTGCACGCGGATCTCGGCCGCCTTGAGCTGGGTGTTCACCCGCGCGTTCTCGCGCTCCAAGCCAAGCTGGAAGGTCCGATCCGCTGCGGCGCTGGCCGATTGCTCGACGCTGCCCTGCGCGGCGTAGATGCGCGCCTGTGCGTCCGCACGCTGTCCCACCGCTCCCAAGCGCGCCTGTTCGGCCGCCAGCAGCGCGCGAATGCGCTCCAGGTCGGATTGGAACACCGTGATCTGCTGGCCGTGCTGGGCAATGCGCAGGCGCTCGCGGTCCAGGCGCGCGCCGTTGCCGGCGTTGACGGCCTGCACCTTGGTCGAGAAGGCCTCGACCAGATTGCGGTGGACCGTGACCTTGCTGTTCTCGGCCTCAACGCTGGCGCGGTAGCCGTCCCATTCCTTCCCGTAGGCGTCCCAGCGCGCACCGTAGGCGTCGACCTCGGCCTTGAACGATTCGATGATCGATCGCTCCACGTCGGCCTGCGCCTTTACGCCTTCGACCTGGGCGCGGTACAGGTCCGCCAGCCCGTTGAGCGCTCGGACCTGTTCGGCGTACAGGCGCACCCGTTGCTCATTGATCTCTCCGCGGGCGCGCTCGCCTTCGATCTGCGCTCGGAACAGCTCCACCTTCGCCAGTTCGGCACGGATACGCTCGGCGAAGACCTGCGCCTCGGTCTGGTACGCCTGCAGGCGCGCGTTGAACGCGCTGATGCGAGCGTTGAGCACCGCGATGGCGCTCTCGCGTAGGAACTGCGCCGCTTGCAGAGCGAGGCGCTGTTCCTCGGTGTGCAGGTTGATTGCCACGCCTTCCAGCGCGATGCCCTGCTGCACGGCAAGGCGCATGTTCGCCAAGGATTCCTCGTACTGCTTGATCGCCACTTCGCGGCTGTACTCCGCGAGCCGGCTCTGGCCGGCTTGTCGCGCCGCGTCGATGCGCGCGATCAACATGCCCGGTGGCTGGACGAAGCCGCGGGCGGCAAAGTCGTCGTAGAGTTGCTCGACGCTCGCAGCGGTTTCCTGCTCGATGCGGCCCCGGCCGCGCTCGAACAGCGCGCGCTCAATCGCCAGCGGCAGCGCCGATTCGCCTTCCAGCCACGCGCCTACCTTGATCCGCAGCTTGTCCAGCAGCGCGGACACGTAGACCTGCGGCGAGAACGACCAATCCTCGTTGAGCGGCGGCTCGACGAATTCCGGGCGTTGGGCGCCGAACAGCGGCAGTCGAATTTCCGGCACGCTAGGAAGCTGCAGCGCTTCAAAACTCGGCAGTGATGGCAGCGGGTGATGCGGGGCTTCAGGTACAACCAACACGCCAGGACGGCGCGGTGGCATCGGCGCGGTCAAATTTGGCGTGCTTGGTTTGGGGCCGTAGGCCAGCGCCGGCGCCGGCAACGACTCGTTGGGCAGTTCGATCAGCTCGGGCGTCTGCGGCTCGAAAGCGGGCGGCCGGGCCGGCTCGGGCGGCGTGCGCAGGTCGAACTCAGTTGCATCCAGCCGCGGCGCCGTCGGACGCTGGAACGGAATCTGCCCGGCGTTGTAGTCGAAGTTGACGGTGAAGGCTGTCGGCAGAGCGGCAAAACCAGCCAATTGTCCGCTTTGCTGGATCGCGAGCTCGTAGGTCCGCGTCGCCAGATTCATGAACGTCTTGTGGCCGTCACTGACGTACAGCACGGCGGGGTCCGCCGAGAGGACCGGGCAGAAATCAGTCAAGGGAGATTCCGCAGAAAAAGTACAATGCCGGCATCACGCCATCGGGCGCGGCCAGAACAGGACAGAAGATGGACCTTGGCAAACTGACAGACCGTCAACTGCTGGATCTGTATTGCGATTTGATGGCCCAACTGCGAGATCGCGGCGTGGTGCGAAGCTCGAACAATCCGGTCGCGGATTACGCGGAAACTTTGATAGCCAAGGCGCTATCGGCGAAACTGGAGAACAACTCCAAGGCGGGCTACGACGCGGTCGATGCCAACGGCGCCCGGTACCAGATCAAAGGCCGGCGACTAACCCCGCAGAACAAGAGCACGCAGCTCAGCAGCATGCGTAGGCTCGAAACTGAGCCTTTCGACTACCTTGCTGCGGTGATGTTCGACAGCCGATTTAATGTCGAATATGCGGCGCTCATCCCACGCTCAGTGGTGTCGGCGCTGTGTCGTTATGTTCCCCACACGAACTCACACGCCTTCCATTTCCGCAAGTCTGTTCTCGACGCTGAAGGCGTCCGCGACATCTCTGCTGAGGTCCGCTCCGCGGCGCTATCCTAAGCGAACGACCGGTTCACAGTAATTTTCCGACCCTAAATATCTCAACCGCCAAATCTTTTGGCGGCCAATGAATCGGAAAATTATATGAACCAGAAAAACTATCTAACCCAGCGTGCTCTCGTAACAAGTAACTTCTATCCAGGCTTCCGCCCCCGCGACATCGGGCTGTATCAAACCCTGTTTCGCAACAAGCGGACCGGTTCTACACGCATCCACAACGAGTGGCGTCCGCACGGTCGTCCGGAGCTGAGCGTGAATCCACCCCCCATACATGCGGACTGGATCGCCGTCTGCTTCTGGCACTGGTACTTCCCGCCAGCTCTCGATGACGTCTTCTGAGCAGTGCTCAATGGCATCCGTGGTAGAAGGTGAGCCGCTTTGGCTCGCCACCATCGACCTGAATCGCTAGCGTCGCACCATCGCCACACGGCAGCGTGTTGACCCACGCCGAGTAGCTGAAGCTCGGCGTGTCAGCGTCGCTTTCCCAACCTAGCGGGAACGCGAACTCGCCGCTTTCAACGACAAAGACGGCAGGCACCACAAAGGTATAAGGGGCTCCGAAGCTGACCCGCACGGGTCTGCCGTTCGGATCGTTGCTGTCAAGGACCAGATCGGCGATCACGCCCCAAGCAAACGTGGCATCCAACGCAGGGATGTCGCCCTCAAACGTGGCACGAAACGTATCGGTGTTCGCATTGACCTCCTGCCCCACGAGATCGACGGCCAACGAATTCCCGGCACGATATGTCTCGATGACCTCGCCGCTGTCAGGCGCTAGGCGGACGACTCGTATGTTCTGGAACTGACCGGAATAGCTATGCGCCGGTGCGCCATACGCGGCATGGAACGCTCCGCTGGATATCTCTACCTGTAGCGTTCGCGCAAATCCGGACATGGGTCGGAAGCTCTCAGGCCTGGACTCATAGCCCAATGGAACTCGGGCAGGGTTGCCCACGCGCTCGGGCGCGCTAAAGAAGATGTGGCCGTTGGTGCCGCTGGCCGTCCAATCGCTGACTGGCGGCAGCCGCCCGCATTCCTGCGTAACGCCCTGTAGCGCCGTCCAGAAGCAGGACGGATCAGGCCCGAGGTCCGCCGCCAGGAACCCTCCGGAAACAACCGTATAGGTGCCCGGCCAGTCCGTCAGGGGCGCCCAAGCGACTTGATCGAACGAGTATTCCAGCGTTGCCTCGAATCGCCCTTGTCGCGCGCCTTGGTCTCCGTCGCCGTAGTAGATGTCAAGAGCGGGATTGCCGCCGACTGCATTATTGTAGAAGCGTGCGGGCTGCTGGCCCTCACCATTGAGCAGGCGAATTCGGTTGTAGTCGCTATTGGTCAACAGGCTGAATTCCAGGCCTGCATCATTGCTGTCCAACCAAACAGTGACGTCACGTAAACGGTAGTAAACGGACTCCTGGCCGACTTCCATACGGATCGACAGACTGGCCCCGGCGCTACGGTCGCCGATCAGGTCAGAATCGGGAAAGCTCACGTTGTGCAGCCGCACTATCGCCGTCCTCCGCTGTTTCCCCGAACCCGCCGGTCCACGCGCAGGGGCAGGAATTCGATGACATCCAGGCCGAATGCCGCGCCGTCGATGTTCTCGATCACGTAGTCGAAGTAGACCGATTGCAGGCCCGCACCGATCTTGACGCGTCCCTCTCGCACGCTATCGGCCGCGCGCGCCTTCAGCCGATAGGCATGAGCAACGCGCTCGCCGGTTCGCGGGTCAGCGGCGACCACGCTCAAGCGCAGGTCGCCGCTGGCCGTGTAGCCGATATACATGCTCGGAAATCCTTTCTTGAGTCGCGTACCGAAGTCCGACATGCCTTGTCGCAGGCGGGCATGGATCGGTAGCCCCGCATCCGAGTCACCTCCCAGGCGGTACACGCCAGTATCCGTAGCCCCGTACACACGGCCGCCCACGGTCATGAAGCTGTTGAAAGGATAGTTCGTGTACTGCGCGAGCGACTTACTCTGCGTGTTCATGACCCAGGCGACGTACTCTCCCGAGGCCAGATGGACCCGCACCCGAGCGCCCAGGTGATCGCGTAAGACCTCCTTTGCCTGCACGTTCGTGCGCGCCGCTACGGCCCCCGTCACCCGGTCGGTGACAACGACCATCCGCAGCGCTCCTGGCCGCAGCACCGCCTCTAGCCGCAGTGCGTCTATCCATCGCTCCGTTACGGTCAGGGTCTGCTCGACGCTGGCGCCGACCGCTAATCCACTGACCAGGGAGCCAATGCGGATCGGATCGAGTTGCGCCCCCAACGCCAGCGACTCGGCGATGAGGGTGATTGCCTCCGATTCGCTATCCACCGCGGCGCCGAGCAGCAGCGCATCAATCATCTGCTCTACTGCCGTCGCAGAGATCCGCTCGCGCCCTCCCAGAGCGAGCGTAGCGCGCAGCAGCTCGTGCAAGATCAGGCCAAGGGTGTCGGCCAGCTCAGCCACAGATCGCAGATGCCGTGTGCCCTGCCACCGCGCGCGTGGCCGAGCCGACAGCGCCAGTTCGGACGCCAGCAATGCCGTTTGCACCGCAGACAACCGCACGCGTCCGCGCACCCCGGCACTCAACCGCACCGCATCAACGCCCGAGGTCGGCGGTGACCGCAGTTCGCTGCCGAATCCGACGACGAGCACGGCGCCGTCGCCGACATCCGCGGAATCCGAGCCCTGTCCGAACGCCGCGATCTCGCCATCGCCCATCGTGGGCGGCAACACTCCCGCGCCGAAGCTGTACCCAGGCGACAGGCTCAACGCGCCGTCGCCGATACAAAATGCAATCGGCGGCGGCGCAGTTCCACCGCTGGTGGCCTGGAGCAACAACTCCCCGTCCCCTAACGCGCCTTCCCCTACAGCACGAGCAAATCCGAACCCGACCATGCTCAATGCTGCATCTCCGGTCGCAGGGGACACGGGTTCCGGCGGTGCCAGCGCCTCAAAAACAATGGTGCTCAAAGCACCCGATCCTGCGCGCGGTACAAAGCGGCGCCGACGATGACCGCCCCGACCGACAGGTTGGGCGAGTAGTAGACGTTCAGCCCGTTGATCTGGAAGGACACGCGGCCGCCTACACGGCGCAGCTCGAACTCATCCTCCCGGCCGTAGGGTACGGGCGCGGACATCAGCCGCCCGAACTCCATGCACGCTACCCGCCGCAGGCCGTCGATGGGGTCGGTATCGAAGTAGAACCCATGCGATAGCGTGTCGAACCGACCCACGTCCGGACGCTCGGATGCGAACCCCACTGCTCCGGCCGCCGCGATGTCGACTTGGAAGGCGGTACGTACATCGCCGTCGAGCCGATCCACGCTGTTGGCGCCCGCGTTCCAACCGGCGTGCGTGTCCACGATCTCGACGTCCGGGATTGCCGGGATCGCGTCCCGCCCTGGGAATCCCGACAACATAACCACCCGGCACGGTCCGCCGGTTTGGCAGCCCGGCGGGTCGGTGTAGCTGCCGTCGCGAGGAATCCAGAGTCCGCGGGGACCGCTGCGGTAGTAGTCCCGCACCTCCCGATGAACGCCATTGCGGGTCGGGATGGTGAACTCGCCCTGGATCGGGCCATCGTGCCCCGGGTCCGGATAGCCGTTGCCGATGAAGCGCACGCCTGGGAAACGCACGAAGGTCATATGAGCGATCGGTCCATACCAGCCGTCCGGCGGCGAGGCGTCGAGCTGGCTCCACTGGTGAAAATGCTCGGGGCGGTTGGGGAAGCTGCCCTTCTGGCGATAGGCGGTCGAACGCGGCGACGGCGTCGCGAACAGGTGGAACGCGATGGGCGCCGCCGCCGGATACGCGGGCGAACCCGGTATCCGCGTGACGGTGGCCACCTTGGTCAGCGCACCCACGTCAACCGCCCGTAGCGGCCTGCGGCAGCCGCCAACCGAAGTCGCCGACGGGTTGCTCATTGCCCGCGGTAAGTGTCGTCAGCCCCAGCCGCAATTCAGCGCCACTGCTGGGACCGCCCACCGCGCCCTGGAGCCGGCTGCCCGTCAGCGCATCGGCCGCGGCACGGCCATCATCCCCGGCGGCGCAGAAGCGATAGAAGGTCGGCGTCAACGTCGTTTGCGTCGCGTCAACACCCTCAAACTGCACCGTACCGCGCCAGACTTCGGCTGGGTTCTTCGTCAGAACACCGTTGGCCGGCGCGTCGAAGGTCAGCCCCCCGCCCGCGCCGTTCAGGCTGATCCGAACCAATTGCGTATGCGCGCTGGCCATGTCGAGGGCATCGGCGGCAGCGCGCGGCACGACGCCGGAGAACAGGTACAGAAAGCCGCCATCGAGCCGGGTTTTGATCTGAGCCAACAGGATGTTGGCCAACGCGGAGGTCAGCAGGAGCATGCGAGGGTCCGTGGGAGGGATTAGAGTGGTGTCGGCCGGCCGAGCAGCCAAATGGGGTGATAGCGGGCGAGTTCGCCGCCGATGCCGGTCAATGCGGCGAGCGTCTGGTCGGTCGCATAGTTCGCGATCATCTCGGCGCCGTTGAAGTAGATGTTGGTGTTGTAGGAGCACGCCGTGTTGCCGTCGACGCTGGCAAAGCCGGGCATCGTGGTGTGGCCGGCGAAGTCAGTCTGCGTATTTGCGGCCGAGTTGCTCGCAGTGACGGCGGTGTCGCGGATCGCCAACCATGCACCTGCGGAGTTGCCGATACGGGTTTGACCGAAGGTGTCCGCCTTACGGAATGGGGTGATGAAGTGCGTCGCCAGCAACGACATCCCGAAGTCCGTGGTCAACCCCAGATTGGATGGGCCGAAGGCGTGTAGGTGCATCAGCGCCAGCGGCGCCACGGGGGCATCCCCGAGGCGCGCGAGCGTGTCCTTGTAAGTCGGCGTCATGGTGAACGCAGTACGCTCTACCGGCGTCTGCGCGATGATGCGCTCGCCGCCGCGCTGCCAGAGGATCACGCGATAGGCGAAGCGGTGTGCCGGCGATGGACCGCCCGCGTAAATCTGTCGCGCCTCCAACAACAACAGCGCCTTTTCGCGCAGATCCGCGCACAAGACCTGCCGCCGGCACCAATCGATGCGTCCGGGTGTGCCATCCCGGATGTCGCCAATTTCCCACGCGAGCGTTTCGGCACCGCCCAGCCGATAGGCCAGCCCACGGCCGCGACGCACGATTTCCAGCACGGCCGGGCCATCCTCGGCCAGCGGAGCCGCCGCCCCCTCCCCCGCCGGCAAGCTCATGGCCGCGCGCGTCATACGCGCGGTCCCGCTATCGGAGACGGTCAACTGAAGCCGTGTGTGCGTCGCGTCGGGGCGGGACCACTCCTCGCCACGCCGCACCGTCTGCGCCGAGCCCGGCGGCACATGCGAGACTGCGACGCGGCCAGTCGCGTCGAAGTGCCAGGGCGCAGTCGCGCGCGACTCCGCGCCCTCCCACAGCGTTTGATGGGAGCCGGGCAGTACGCGCCGCTTCATTGGCCCCGACGCGGCCGGATCGATGACCATCTCGAAGCGGCGCAGCGCCAACGGCACCTCACCCAGGAAGTAGGCCGGACTGGCCCAGCCATCGGGGTGGGCGTTGGCGAGCGGCGGCGCCGCCGGCCAGTTCACCTCCGACAAGCTCGCCAGCACGACCATCAACCAACGCCCATCGAACGCAGCGCCCATTACCGTGCGCTGCGGGAAGTCGATCTTGCTGGCCTCGCAGTACCGATCCACATCAAGCAGGACTTGGCCCAGGCAAAACACCCAGCGCCCGTACTGGGCCAGCGGCCGGCGGTAACCATCGACGAAATATCGGCTGGACGGACCGTACCACTGGATGCGCTCTTCATCCGGGCTTCGCCAGTCCAGATTGGCCGCATATCGCAGCCCGCCCGGAAAGAGTCCTCGGTACGTGCCCTTCTTCCCAGCGAACTCGGCGTAACCCTCCGTTTTCGGCTCAAAGAAGAACGTCGTCCAGCCCGGTCGCAGGATCTGCTGCGGGGTTCGCGCGTCGATGCCCTGCGGATGCGCGCCGTCGCGCGCCCACACCACGAAGTCGTCCTTTCCGCGCGGCGGATCGACCGACCGGGCGTTGACCGGCGGAGGGACAATGGTCATGCGCGGAATGCCGCCGCGCAGCTCGCCGATTACGACCGCCCCATTCGGGAGCGTCTTCGTCATAAGGTGGGTGCGCAGGCCCAGGTGCGATGCATCCGCCATCACCGCGCCCAGCACCTTGCGCGCGAACGGCACATAGGCTGCGGCGCGCGTGCGGTCCCCTACGACATGGACATGGGTCCAGTCGGTGTGGCGAGCGCCGGGCATCCGTCAGCCGGCATCGGTCGCGGTCAGGACGTACTCGATACCGAGCTTGTCGCCGCCGACCATGTTCAAGCGCGGATGATCGAACGGCACCGCCGCCATTCCAATCCCGCTTACAGAGCCCTTCGCCGACGACGAGACGACCACACAGCCATACAGGTTGTACGGACCGCCGGTTGCCAGTACGAACATCGCTTCATTGCCGGTGTTACCCGTGCTACGCGCGGTTGCTAAGCGCGGAATGACCAGAGCCGGACGCTGCGTCGCAGTGTAGGCAGTGAATTCCTCAGCCGCTGCGGGAAACTGCGCCGCGGTCAGCGTCGGATCGGGCGTGTAGTTCCCCTTGAACGGCGCCAGATACCACTGGGTGATCTGCGCGTAACCGCCCGCAGGTGGAAACCCCACGTTGAGCAGGTGGTTCAGCCCTTCGTTGAGCAGGGTGTTCGCCTCGATGGCGACGGTTTGCTGATGGCCGTCGCGGTAATCGCGCACCTTCATCGCACCGCCGATGAACGCGCCCATGCGCGTGAGCAGCAGGCCGCTCTCGCTGCGCTCGTAGCGATGATTGCGAATCTCGCGTGCGATCTCGTCGGCGTGATCGCGCCACAGGTCTTGGCTCATAGGATGTCCTTCACCACTTGCCGTCCGGGCAGCGCTCGCCGAACAGCCGGGTTTTGAGTTGGAGAAAGCACCCGCAGCGCGCGCAACTCGCGGTGGAAACGCGCGCGCCGCCGGGAAGAGGGACTGCATGGGATTGGAACTGCGGACAGGCGCGACACAGCGCCCAGCGCGCCTGGACTGTCTCGGGTGGGGTGAAGAGCTTCATGGTTGGTCGTGTCGGTAGACGCGCACGATCGCTCGGTCGCGCACGGCGAGCGTTTGCGGCTGCGCGTCGCGCAAGGTGGCGATGAGTTGCGGGTAGCCTGGGTGTTCGCGGTACAACAAGGCACCGCGCGAAGCGGTGTCGATAACGGCTTCGGCGGTGCCTTCGCGCGGCTGCGGCGTAATGACCTGGCCGCCGGGCAATCCAACGCAAACACGGCCGTTTCGGGCGATCCATACCGGAACCAGCGTCTTGGTGGGTAGGTTCCAGACCTCGCCGGGCATCCGCAGTAGCGCACCGGGGATCGCGCCAACCGGATATGCGATGATCTGACGCCACTCGGCAGGCGAAGCCCCCGCGAGGAAGTAGGTGCGCTTGGCGTCAGCGACGAACAGGCCGGCGCCGTCGCTGCCATCGGCGACCGGTGCGAGCAGATCCACTCGCCCCGCGAAGCTCACCCGATCCCGACCAGGGTGGGTGAGCCCGTACCGCAACGGTGGGGAGTAGCAAATCTCCGCGCCGCTCGCGACGAACTGGCGGCCGTTATGGATGCAGACCGCCTGTCCGGCCGGCAGCGGACGCAGATATGAGGTGTCCAGCGCGCGTCCCGTCGCGTACCCGGTCAGCGCCAGTTCCGTCACGCCCACCGGCAGTGTCGCCGCCACCCGGAACACGCCGTCGAGACCGCTGCTGAGATAAATACGCACCAACGGCACGCGTAGCGCGTCGGCTGGCTGCGGCAAGTGCGACACCCGCAAGCGGCTGTCCGCTGGCGCGGTGACGGCCACCGCATTAGAGGCACCGGATTCGCGACCGCGCGCGTCCAGAAACGTGACCGCAAGTTGGTAAAGCCCTGCGTCCAACGAGCCGTCTGGCTCCGCCGTCACCTGGGGCGGGCGTCCCGGTGTCGGACAAGCCCACGGCATCGCGTCCAAGTCGAGCCCGATGAGGCCGCACTGGACGCTATTGCTCCAGAGTACCGCGTCCAGCAGCCGCTCGTAGGCGACCGGAAGGCCCGGCGCAAGGCCACCAACCACGGGCTCCACTCGTTCATCGGGGTGCAGCGCCATCAAGGTGTCGTCGCTGACGAACAGTCCCCACGGCAGAGCCTCATCGCTCCATGCGCTGTGGACGCGGCTGCCGGCGACCGTTAGCGTGTACCCGTCGCGGCGGCGCGGTTTGCCGGCGGCATCGAAATCGATGTTCACGGCTTCGCGCACCGCGACCGGCGCTCCGGACTCGCTCACCGGCAGCGCCGTTTCGGCCGCGAGGTTGTTCACCCCCAGCGGCCAGCCGGCTCGTAGCGCCAGTTCCCCGTCTTGCACGCCCACGCTTAGTACCCGCCGTAGCGCGTGGTCGTTCGGCGCCGCTCGCGCTGCCGACGCTGCACGTCGGCGCTGGGCCGCTCACCGAAGCGTTCGGTGAAATCGCGCAACGCCTGCGCCGCGCGTGCGAGATCCTCGATCTCGCGGTCCTTGATCTGATACGCGCGGTAGAGCATCCAATCGACCAAGCCGTCGTGATGCCGACGGGCGATCTCCGGTTCGTCGGTGGGGTCCACCAGCGGGCGCAGCGGCGCGCGATAGATCGTCAGCTGCAGTTCCCCGGCCTGGACCGGTCGCGGCCACACGTGCAGCCGGGCACGGCCATCGTCGGCCGCCACGTGCGGCGTGCCGAGGCTGTCCGCCCGTCGCGACTGCTCCCGTATCCAGTCCACCCCCTTGAGCGCGAGGCGGCACGGCGCGCCGCCGGCCGCCCAATGGAGGTGCGCCGAGACGACGAACAGCACGCGCTCGTCCAAGGCGTAGATGCCCCGGCCCAGCACGAGCGCGATTCGGGTCAGGTCGCTGGCGTCGTCGTCGAACAGCAGGCGTGCCCGCACGCACGCCTCCCGTTCGCCTTCGGTCGCCCAGCCCGCCAGCGACGCATCGCTGACCAAGTACGGCTCCAGCTCGTCGTCCAAGCGTTCGCGCGCCAGGGCGATCAACGCGCCCAGAGTCATCGCCCGGACTCGTCATCGGCGCCGGCGGCGAGACCTTCGTCGACGATCTCGTACCAGATCCCGTGGACGGTCTCTTTCTTGGCGCGGAAGCCGCACAGGCTGGCGACGACCTTCAGGTCGGGCATCCCGTCTGCGGTCAGATCGCCGGGATGCTGGCGCTGCGCCAAGGTCATGAGCGCGGCGCGGATGGCCTCGGACTCGTCCAGCGGCCGAACGGCCGCATCCGATGCGCGGGGCACCACGGCGTGTCGGGTGCGGATCGTGCGCTGGTCGCACTCGCAGCCCTTCGCCAAGGCTTCGGCGTGGAACAATTCGTGCAACGGCGTCCACTCCGGGCCGACGTGCGTGACGTGGCCCGTCGTCAATGCCAACCGCACACCATCGGGGTGTCGGAACTGCATGGGGAACTCCTGCGGGGTAGAGGAAGAAGAGGATCGAAAGGCGCAGGCGCGGATCAGCCGTAGACTTCATCGGCCGCGCCCTTGACCACGTACTGGACGACGACGCAGCCGCTTCCGGTGGTTGCCGCAGTGCCGGTCGCCGTGCGGGTCACGCCCAGCGTCAACCCCTGCGCGAAGGGACCGCGGGGCGCCGAGAACGGAACCTTGCCGACGACCTTGAAGTCCAGGTTGTCCAAGAAGGCGGCAGGTTCGGTCGGGGTACCGATATCCAACACGTCGCTGGTGCCGGCGTTGGAAGGCACTTCAACGAGGTTGAATGCGTCGATGAGAATCGTCCCCATCGGCAGCTTGAGCGCTGGCACGAACGTGCCCGAAGGCAAATGGGCGAAGGTGTAGTTGAAGACGCGCACGCGCAGGTACTGCACGCCAACGGTGTCGGGCTTGCTCATGGAGACTCCAAAAGAGAGGCCGCCCGCAGGCGGCCGAAAGATCAGATCGCGTGATCGATCGCCATCACGCCGAAGTCCTCGACGCTGCCGCCGTCGTAGGACGACGGGAACTGCGGCTTGGCCCAACCGCCCATCTTGTTGATGGATACGCCGTAGCGGTTCTTGTAGTCCTCGTCTTCCTCTTCCCAACCCGGCACGCCGAGGTCGGCCAGGGCCAGTGCCTGCGCGCCCAACAACAGCGTGCGCGAGCCGTTGACGTTGCCGCTGCCCCACTTCAGCCCGGCCGCGGCGCCGAGGGTGTTGTAGACGCGGGCATAGGGGTGGATGACCAAGCCGTTCATGGTCACGATGGCCCCGGTGAAGATCTTATTGGCCTCGCCGCGCGTGTCGGCGTTGACGATGGCGCTACGAAAATCCGGGTTGCGATACCAGCGCGCCATCGTGTTCTCGTGCGCGAGCAGCACGAAATAGTCCTTGCCGCCCACCCGCAGCGGCGTAATTCGCTTCGTCGCCGCGCGCGCCTTAATCTCCGGCAGCATGTCGTAGACCGGAATATCGGCCGGTTCGATGGCCGAGGTGTCGCCGGCCACCAAGCCCTCGGTCGCATCCCAGCGAAAGTGGCGGTTCGGCGACGGCGGGCGAACGTCATTGGCGTACTCGAGGTCCGTCCACGGGTCCTGCCCTTCGGGCGTCACGCGCGGACTTCCGTCCGTGTTGAAGGCGTAGCTGATGCCCGATGCCGTGAGGATCGCTTGGTCTTCCCACGTATCGGCCAGCCACAACGCCATCGCCTTGCGGGTCGGGCGGCGGAAGTTCAACACCGACTTCTGGTCGGCCAGCCGGCCCTTGTTTTTGACGCCGTTGCGGATCTGGTCGAAGTTGACGCGCTGCCAGTGGGAATCGAGCGTTCGCTCGCGGCCCTTGAGCTGGTTGTCGCCAACGACGCCGCCGCCAGTGATGCGGGAAATCAGATGGAAGAATGCACCGACCTCGCCCTTGGAGTTCTTGGACAGTTCAGTGATGTGCTCGATGATGGCCTCGGAGCCTTGGCCCAACATCTTGGTGAAGAAAAACTTCTCGACGTATTCCTCATACGCCTTATGGCCCCAAGCCAGCTTCTGCTGGGGCTGCTGCCGGCCGAAGTCGGTAACGGACACGGGGAATCCTCCCTGGCGGGAATTGCGTTCAAGTCATGGGCGTGACCTCTGTCGCGGGTCGAGCGGAAGCGCAGCCAGGACGGGGCTGCGGGCCGGGGATGCCCTACCAGGGGCGCGTGGGGTATCGCAGCACGCGCGCTGCGGAAGCGTTGTTCTCAACGAGCGAGGCCCTTAGGCCGACAACCAGTTCCACCAAGCCGGTTGGGCTGGCTAAGCTATCGATGCACTGAGTTAGTTCAATAAGGCCGCCTGCCCGCAAAGTTGGCGCAGGCTCACGAAGGATCGGAGGACGGCCAATGGCCATTTCTGAAATCGACACAAAAATTCTCTGGGGACGCGCCGCCGGCATTTGCTCAAACCCCCGTTGCCGGGCGGAGCTGACCAAAATCATCGAGGCGGGCCGTTTCCATCTTGGCGAGATGGCCCACGTCATCGCAAAAAAAGAGAGCGGCCCGCGTGGAGTTAAGGGCGGCGGCGCTGATACCTACGACAACCTCATTCTCCTGTGCCCAACCTGCCACACCATGATAGATAAGGCCCCAGAGGGAGCCTACCCGGCAGAAAGTATCCGCGAATGGAAACGCGAGCACGAGGCTGCCGTTAGCAGCGCTGCTAGCGGCAAGAAATTTGGCTCAACAGCCGAACTGAAAAGCTTTGTCTCAGGTTTGCTGATCGAGAACCGAGCAATCTGGAAGCATCTTGGACCGCACTCACTAACAGCGCAGAACGACCCGGGATCGAACCTCCAACGGATATGGGAGACTCGAAGGCTCGACTCGATCATCCCGAACAACAGAAAGATCATTAATTCCATCGAGACGAATAAGGCCCTACTGTGCGGCTCGGACCTGGACGCTTACATCGAATTCAAAGTGCATGCTCAGGCGTACGAAGAACACGTCTACGACAGAGTCGATGCTTATCCACTTTTCCCGGCCAAATTCGCCGAGGCATTTCAGAATGAATAACGCAGCCAATTGGGGCGTAAAACCATCGCGAATACAGTTCCTAGACCGTGTACTGAGCACTCATGGCAATGTTCGACACGTCATTCAGCATGACGAGATAGTTTTTGAGGCGATGCGCGCGGCGCCCGGGGATCAGCTCACCATCCTCTGCTGCGACGAGTACACGATGGGAATCACCTCGGTCTATCGTGCCCTCCGCGAGTTCGGAAAATTGGACATCATTTTTGTAGGCGGGGTGTGGTGTGGATACACGAGAGAGGCAAAAGAGTATTGCACCGAAGCTAAAATCGGCCTCTACAACTCAAACGAACTTAACGGAGCCCTCTGGCGAGAAGAGCATTGGAGCTACTATCAGCGCGATAAAGACGGCAATCGCATCTACCACTACCGATAAAGTACAGGCGGTGTATGGCTTCGGCTCATTCTTTCGTCAGCAAGGCTTTCGAGACATCGATCTGGCGGTGGTAATAGACTCAACAGGCATGGAATCAGTTGAGCATTTCTACCGATTCGCTTCCGGGTTCAGCGCGCTGGAACAACACTTAGGCGTTCGTTTCGACTTCAGCTTCTTTACCGTTTCCGAGTTCTCTCGCCGCCCACTACGCGACATGGATCAACTCTACATGCTGTATGGCCGCCAGTGACTCGACAAGGCGGCACGCTGTTCGCCAGTGCAACAAATGTCGTGCCCATTAGAACGCTGCAACAACTGCGATCAACCCAAACCAGCTTACACCCAACATCCGGCAATAGCGCATGGAGAGCCATTAAATGCCAGTCGCGCCAAATCGTAGTTGGACCCACGCAAGGGAAATTCGGATTGCCTACTTGGTTGAGCGCTCCGAGCAATCACATCCGATCCTAGATGCGATATTTGAACGATCATTTGGCCATTGGGGTGGTCGATTCAGCCTGATTGTACCGAGCGATCGATCCGGTCCGCTCGCCGAATATAACGAGTGGCTCCAAATCTACGACCCTGACATCATCTACTCGTATGTCGAGCTACATGACACTGCTGTCGACTTGATCAACGAGCAGTTGTACCCGAGCTACATCATTCTTCACTCAGAGCCTTCCGATCAGCCGCCACGGTTTACACCTCAACTGCCGCTGAAGCCACTACACATCAACTCGCTAATTCCGCTAGAGAACGCCAAATTGGCTCTCCCTAAAGAGCAGCCACTAAGCATTCTCAATGCGACAGACTCTTTCCGCGGCAGCTTCTTGAAAGACAGCTTTGGCTTCTATGAACGCTCAGCAGAGCAGTTGCTTCCCGCCTTCCTGAAACCATATGCAACGGTCGAGACCTTATGCAAAAGGGAAGAAGTCGAGCGCCTGCAGCAAGCCAGAGGCTGGCAAGGCGCAACTGTCGCGGATGAGGTTGACGCGGTGCGGTTCTTCGCCGACTGCGCAACCGGGAAATCGCTCTCCCAGCTCTCAAGCGCTTCAACCCAACGGATCGAAATGCAGCACCATCGATTCGCCTCCTCCTTCAACTTGGTCGTAGGGTCAACCTTCGAGGACCGTCTGTTCTATTGGAACTCCCGCCACCTCTACCCAAGGTGGCGGGACGGAGACTTTGTAGACCTCCGTGTGTCCGATAAGGATCTGGCAAATCCTGAACTACTTGAGGCTATTCGCGTTCTTCTGAGTAAGCGAACGAACGTCGGGAACGAAAACACCCCTCGCGTCACGCTCAGGTCGTCCAGCTTAGAGGAAGCATACCTACAGGAAGTCGTCTCCAAATTTGCCGCGAAGCCAACCTGGGTTGATTTCACGTGCGAAAAATTCTCAAGCGCAGATGAGTGCATTCCGACCGCGCGGGAATTTCACCAAGCACGTGGAGAGTATCACTTAGCCCTCACCGGAACGCGCCTTGGGAGCGAGAGTACCTCTGAAGGTGACGAAATCCGCGTGTCCGCGCCGCAACCTGACCATCTTCGCTTCGCGCCTCAAACACTCCACTCTCCGAATATTGGATGCTGGGCGCTCGACATCGATATTGAGAAAAGTTCAGCCCTCTCGTATACCGAGCGATGGCGTTTGCCTCGTCGTCTCAGGCTGGCACACCACATACTTTCGCCTTATCGGCTAACTACTCCGTTTGGCACCCTAGCGGAGCCAAGGGTGTCGTACGGCGGACGACTAACCGCATTCACGGCAATAGGCACACGCATTCCCGGATTAGAGCTTCCCACCGATGAGCTGGCCATAGTCGCGGGCTTACAAGGCGGACCGAATTATCCGATGCACCCGTTGGTGGAGCGAGCCACCGTGAAGGAGCAGTCTTGCCAGTGGGCTGGACGCTCCAACAACGGAAGCTATTTTTGGGGAGTGCATCAACTCTTTGGATCTGTTGACGCCGCCCGGAAATTTCTAGGGCATAAATTCTGGCGTGACCAGATTTATGAGATGGGAGGCTCTGATAAACGCCTGGCTGGTAGAATCAATGACGTCAAGGGTCAGCTCAAAAAGAAATTCGGCGGACGTATGTTCGACACCGCGTCGGACACTGATCTCAATGCGATGGCCGACATTACACTGAAGACCGCCGATCTTTTTCGGGGGAAAACGCCATCCGTCACATGGGACGTGTTACGCGATGCCTATGCCGAATATGTGGAGCAACACTGGGAAGTATATCCAGAATCACGACCTAGCTTAGAACAAGACAACGTGTACAACGCATCGGCTTTAAGCGCTTCCGTCCGGAGTCTTTGCGCCATCGGCGTGTTTCATCAAGGTTATAACTTAACCTGCACGGCGTGCTATCACCGTTCCTGGCTGTCCATAGATTCGCTACGGGCAGCTCTCCGATGTGAAGTATGTGGTGTCGCTACGTCCGCACCAGTAGATCGCCCGTGGTCCTTCCGCTTGAACGGCTTTCTCCAAGACGCGCTACGGCTCCACGGCATCGAACCACTTTTCTGGACCCTTTCGCAACACCACCCGGATCTAAGCGGGTCACTGTGGTTTTCAGGCCCACTGGATATTGGCCTCGACCCCACGAATCTTGCGAAAACCAGCACAGACCTCGATCTCGTCATCGTCTCCGAGGGCAAAGTTCATATGTGTGAAGTCAAAGCCTCCGGCCGGGCGTTTTCGGACCCACTCGGTTTTGCCGAGACAATCAAGCTACTCAGGCCCGATATAGGGACAGTAGCGATCATGGAACCTGAGACGAACGAGATACGCAGTAAGTTCACCGTCTTTGAATCGGCTCTGTCAGGCACCGGCATTCAGCCTAGGCTGATTACTTTCGACGAATACAGGGACCTAGAGACTTGGCCGTCCCTCGGGACATTCAATGGTTAGCAGCTTGAGTGCGGCAAAGCGGCGCATGTGCATCGCCGTTCAGTCCACATCCTCTCCAAGGAGGGCCCGCTGTGCACTCTCCGGAAGCTTCTTGAAATCCCCGGGCTTAAGCTGTTCGAGGTTGACCGCGACCTCGCGACTTCCAACGCCGGCGCCGCCCGCAACCTGCGGCGGCGCTGCAGATGCCGCGGCCGCTGCGCGAGCCGCCGCTACCTGTCGCCCTTGCAACGCGGCGCTTCGTGCGTCAACCGCCGATACCGATGCGGGGGTCGCAGGCAGAGCCCAACCAAACGCCTCGAAAGCCTGCGCCTGCATCAGGGCAATCAGCGCGTCATCGTCGAGCGCGTCGACCTCGGTATCCAGGGCGACAAGCAAGTCGGCCACCGCCTTCTTACGGATCGGATTGGCCATGAACGCCTCATTGGCGGCGACCCATCCCGCAATCTTCTCGTTCCAGCGCGTTTGCGCCGCTTCCTGCACCGCCTGCTGACGTGAGGCTACACGCTCGGTGGCAACCACATACCGTGCCTCTTCGACGGTCAGCGCGTTACCCAGGTCGCCGTACTTGACCGTCAGCGCATCGCGTTGATCGTGATACTCGTCGGCGTCCAGGTCGCCGTCGTCCCACTGCTTCTTCAGTGCCGCCGTCTCCGCGTCCCACTGCGCCTTAATCTGTCCGCGCTCGGCGGCGAAGTCGCGCTCCTGCGGCGCGCTCCCCACCGCGGAGTCGCGCGCGTCGCGGTCGCGCAATTGGCGCTCCAGTTCCGAGACGCGGTTGAGGACTTCATCCAGGCGAGGCTTCGGGATCATCGGCACCCCGCCACGCGCCGATGCAGCAGTGGCGGGTGATGGCTCAACGTCTGGCGCTTCGACCTCCGAAGCGGCCGGCTCTACTTGGCCCGTGGTGGGTTCATCGGCACCGTCATCTGCGAACGCATCCGGATCGGCCGCGCGCAAAGCCGCACGCTGCTCGTCGGTGATCCGGTGAGGGTTCAGTTCGTTGGGATCGATCGTGCTCATAGGGTTCACGCGGTGAGGGAGTCGGGGGTCGCCGCCATGCCCGTTGTCAGCCCCCGATAGGGGTTGTCGGGCGTCAGCGGGTGGGTGTTTTCGCGGTAGTCGGTCTGCACAGGCACAGCACCTTCGGGAGCGCTCGGCACGATGGGCGGCGCATCCTGGTCAACGAAGCCACCGGAGCGGAGCAGTGCATCGGCAATACCCGCCGTCTGTGGGATCGTCGAGATGATCTCGGCGGTGCGCAGCGCGCTGAACTGCGCCTCGATGGCGGCACCGACCGCCTTGTTCTGCGCCAGCCGTGCCTGCGCTTGCTTCAAGGCAGCCTCGGCTTCGGCCACCGGGTCGGCCTGGCCCTCGGCTTCTCGGAGTGCGTCGGCGATTTCCGACTTGTTCGCCAGCGTCGAGGCCTTGACGATCAGGTGATGCGGGATCGGTACCCCCATCTCCTTGACCATTACCTTCAGCTGCTCGAACTGGCTGTTGTCGAAGGTGACGGTGTACGGCTGTTCCGTCACCGCCACGTCGTATTCGCCCAAGGTCAGGTCGTTAAGGATCGTTCCGTCCTCCTGCGGCATGTTCAGCATCAGCGGAACGCGCCGGTCGACGCCGTAGCCATCGGGCTCGCTAATGCGGATGATCCGCGGGCCGCCCATGAAGCGCTGCACCAGCTTGCGCATCCGGGTGGAGACCAGCTTCCGGGTACGCCCCAGGTTGTCCAGGGTGACGCCAAGCGCTTGCTGGGCCGCGTACTGCCGCGCCTGGATGGCGACGCCGCTCATGTCCGCGCCGCCCTGCCCGCTCAGGCTCTCGTTGATCGCCGTCACCGCCTGCATGTGCCCGGCGGCGAACTCGATCATCTTCTCGATGCCGGACGGCGGCTGGTTGGGCTCGATTTTCTGGAACGGCTGGGTGTTCGGCTTGCGCAGCAGCACCATACCGGTCTGTGCACCGTTCTCGGTGAACTCGTCGTCGGTCATGTTCGCCAGCGCGTTCGCTTCACCCTGCCAACCGCCATTGGCGCTGGCGTTGACGATGTGGGCGTACTGGCTGATGAACTTGTTGAGGATGTCCTGGACGTTGACGGCGTTGTCGAGCATCCCGATGGTGCGACCGCGCCGGAAGTACGGGAAGTACGGTACGACCGTGATGTGCTCGTAGGGACTGAGCTGGTCGTAGAGGCAGACTTCCGGTGCGCAAACCTGCCAGCGCACCCTGCGCATTCGCCTGCGGGTTACATAGACCCCTTGGTCGATCAGCCAGCCCAGGTGCTCGCGCGGCAGACCTTCCACGATACGCAGGTCGCCCGTGGGCCAACGCGCAACCAGGGTCGGCTGGTACTCGTTGGACTGCCGATCCACGATCCGATAGCGCCGCCACGGACCTTCCGTGCCGTAGTACCCGACGCTCATCGCGTAGCTGGGCGGCATCGCCGCGAACCCTTCCCGACGCACGCCCACATCGGCCCACCAGTTATCGACGTCGCAGTAGGCCCGCGCGTTTCCGACAATCTCCTGCGCCGCCGCCCGCCCGTAGTGCTGCTCGATCTCGTAAGCCGTCAACCAGCGCGTCGTCGTGCAGTCCGCCCACTCGTCCGGGTCATATCCCTTCGCGTCGGCGTCGGGCAGCACGTCCAGAGGATCGAGCGTGATGATGCGCGGCTCGCCTTCCTCGTTGTCGGAGTAGTCCATGCGGATGTCGAGGTATCCGCGCTGCTGGATGATGCCGTCCGTAAAGCAGTCGGTTTCGGCGTAGCGGTACTCGGTGTTTTCCAGGGCGTGCTTGACCACCTTGGACAGCACCTTGGCCTGGGCCTCGTCCGCGCGCCCGCCTTTCGGTAGGTAGGCGATGTCCACGCGGTTTTGGATCTGGTAGCCCGCCGCGGCGTTGATCGCCTGCAGGCAGACGTTGACCTCATGCGCCGGTCGCCCCTCGGACTCCACGGCATAACGGTCCTGCGCGCGCCACTGCCGCCCGCCGCCGAGGTAGTAGTCCTCCAGGCGGCGCGCGTGGTGCATGTAGGCTTCGTGCCCACGGGTACGCAGTTCCTCCAGACGCCAAAACACCTCGCGTGCCACGTCGCGCTGTCGAGTCGTATCGCTCATCCGGAGGGGGTATCAAGCGGTCATGTGGTTGCGGCGCGCCGCTCGTTGCGCCAGCGCCAGCTTGCGACGCCAATCGACGGAGGAACTCGTCACCGGCATCCGGGCGCCATCAAAGCCCTGGGCGAATTGCCGGAAGGCGTCGGCGTAGTTGGAGTGGCTGTCGTGGATCGGCTCGTCCGTGAACGCGCTGATGACCTTGTTGAAGCGCTTGCGGTATGCCGCCAACGAGGCCAGCCCGTCTGCGCACTCGGTCTCATCGATCCAGCACGATGCCATCGCGGCGCGGGTCTGCTGGATGCCGACGATCAGGGCATGAACACGCGGTACGACCTGGAACGAGTGGCCGGGCATGGACTCGTTCAGCAGTTGATACATGGTCTTTCCAGTCTGCCCGGAGTGGTTCGCACCGTCGTGGGGTAGGTAGTGCGTGCCGTAGTGGTAGCCGTGCTGTTGCTGCAACTCCTGCAGCAGCGTCACGTAGTGGTCGACGCCATAGCCGCTGTTCTGGTAGCTGCGGATGAAGCGATGCGTCAACCCGATCTGCTGGTGGAACCAGATCGAATTGAAGTCGCTGTAGCCCAAGTCCCAGAAGGTATTGACCGGAACACCGGGAACGTGCGGCACCTTGCCGATGCGCTGCTGCGCGCGCATCGCCTGCAACTCGCGGAAATAGAAAGCGCCCTCGACCCGGTTGCCGCGCCACAGCCCGCGCAGGAGCGCGTCGCGCTCCTCGGGCGGGAGCATCATCAGCGTTTCGCGGTAGCCGGTACCGCGGAGATGGCGATTGTCGGCTAGCTTTGCTGGGATGAAGGTGCGGTGGAAGGCCCGCTTGACCTCGCGGAAGCCGCCCGCGCCGTCCTCCTCCTCGAAATCCATCTCCACCGCGAGCCGGGTCGGCCCACCGGCTTCTTCGATAGCGAACCGCTCCATGACCCAGCGCTGGCCTACGCCGTCCGGGTTGGTGGTGGCACGCATGTAGCGCGGCAGGTCGCGCGCTGTAGTGCGGTTGCGCGACAGCAGGTACAGGTAGCAGACCGGGGTCGCCCATAGCGTCAGCTCATCGAACCCGATGACGTTCCAAGCGCGCCCGCGGTACTTGAAGCGGTCGTTGTCGTGGTTGAGGTAGCCGAACTCGACCATCGCACCCCACGGGGTGCGCCACCGGTGCTCGTTCTTGTCGTAGACCGCGCCTTCGATAAAGGCCGGGTATAGCTCGTGCGACCGATCGATCAGATCCTTGAGTTCCGGGAAGCTGCGACGGAACAGGATCGCGCGGTGCTGCGGGTGTTGGGGACCGTTGTGGGCCAGCGCCCAGGCGTCGATCAGCAGCGCGTCCGATTTGCCGCCGCCGGCCGCGCCGCCGTACAGAACCTCAAAGTCATCGCAAGCCAGGAACTCGGCTTGCTTCGCCGTCGGCTGCCACACCACCTCGTTGCCGGGCAGAGTGGTGTCCATTGGTTTGGGTGGGACTCATCAGATCAAGCGGCGGTACCTTCGCAGAGCCCCAGGTCCGAGTTGCAGCCGCCACCGGACTGCTGATCGAAAAACAGCGCGTACTGACGACCTCCGCGACTCGTATGACTCCAATCCACCAGGGTGCGGATACGCGGGAAAATCGTCGGCCGGTCGGCGTAGGCAGGGTCGGTCACGGCCGGAAAGAATGTCGAGGACTGTCGCTTGTTCGCCGCCGACACGATGGCTTCCCATGCTTCGATCCGATCAATGTGATCCGGAAACCGCTGCGCAATACCGCGCAACTCCGATTTTCGGCAGTTCACACACGGCATACAGCCCACCCGGCCCATGCCCTGTGCGTAGAGCGGGTTGGGTCGTAGCGCGTGCTTGCGATGCTGCGCCCATACCGCGTCGAGGTTCCATCGAAAGATTGGCCGCCAGATCGTGCTGCCCGACTCGTGCCGGTGGTAGCGAGGCTGTCGAGCGCGGCTCCTGCTTTCGTCGGCGCGCACGCCGATCCATTGCAGCACCGGGCCGGCCTTGAGCATCGGGCCAACGATCTGCGTCGTGATCGGAATCTCTTTCAGCTCTCCGGTACAAAACTGCGCCATCCGCGACGGAAAGCGCCCACGGCTGATGCACAGGTCGAGAAACGGATTGCCGGTCGGCTCATGCAAATCAGCCGCTCGCTGCACGATGGCGTCCGCAATACCCTGCTTCGGCCACTCGCGCAGCAGGTACGCGCGGTGCTGCGCCAACTGTCGGGAAAAGTCGGCACGAACCGTTTCGACCTTCGGACCGCCGGTGCGCTCGTGCAGGCGCGCGACGTACTCCAGCGTCGCCTCGTGCTCGTTCCCGGTGTCCGCGAACACGGCCCGAAAGGGCCGCCCCGATTCCAATGCCAGCAGGTAGACGGCGGTCGAGTCCTTCCCGCCGCTCACGCTCACCAGGTGTTGGATCGGCCGTCGTGTCACGGGCGGGGCTGCATCCTCCCGCACTCCGGATTGCTGTCGCTCAGCGCGCGTCACCGCCATGCGCGCCCCCATCGTCCTGGCATTGGGCTGTCGAGACGGGCTTGGTGAGCCGGAATGATGTTGGAGACTTCGGCGGCACCGGGGGCAAGGGCGTGGCCCGAATCACGCCGCGTTCCTCGATGGCTTGCCCCGGCTGCTTTGCCGGAACGATCACTACGCCTACCCGGTGCGTATGGGTTACGGCCTTCTTCTTCTCGGGGAAGGCATTGAGCAGCTTCAGCGCAGTGTTGATCGCCCCCAGCTTGTCAGCGAACTTGAACTTGTGGATCTCCCCGACCTTCGTCCGGTCGGCGCCGCTGCCCTCGAACAGGTCGGCCACGTCCACCGCGGAGATGAACTTGGCCGCACCGTCCGGCCACTCGCTCGGGGGCTTCAACGATCCGGTCTCCGGGTCGAACAGTTGGCCGGGGTCGGCGAACACCAGCGCGGCTAGCTCTCGCATGACGCCTTCGACGGTCAGTTGCACCGCCGCCAACGTCGTTCCGGTCAGCCAGTCCACCACCACGCGCACGTCAGGGTGTTGAGCCAAGCCGCTGCTTTGCGCCTTGGCGGCCTTCTCGGTGTATCCGGCCGTCATCGCGGCCTGCACCAAGCTCGGCGCGGTCGGGATAGCCAGGGCGAATGCCGCGCGCTTGGGCGTCAGGCGTTGGTACGCCAAACGCACCGCTTCGGGAGCGCTGCGGATCACCTCAGTCATGGCGTTCGTCCTGTAGCCCGATCACGCCGCGCTGGTGCAGCCGCCGTAGGCATTGGTCGCAAGCCCGGCGCCGCAGCTCGCAGTCCCGAAGTTTCTCAGCCAGTGCGGGGATGACCGACGCGCCCAGCGCATCGAACGCGGCCGGGTCGTCCGCTGCGGCCTCCCAACGCACGCCGGTATCGCCACGCTCGCCGACGCAGGAGGCGAAACAGCGCGCATCGCACAGCGCCGGGATCCCCCCGGCGCGTGGACCTGACGCACACCCAGCCAACGCGCCTAGCAGCGCGGCGGCGACAGCGCGCTGGACGTTCAAACAGCCACACGTTCCAGCAGGCTGCGCAGACGCCGGTTGACCTCACGCTGGCGCTTCAAGCGATCCTGCAAGTCCGCGTGCAGCGGCGACTGCGCCGAAAGCGTCGGCGGCATCGCGCTGCTCGCGCTGGCGGCGTTCGCGATGGGCGCTTCGCGGGCCAGGACCGGCGTCAGGCGCTTGACCAAGCGATCCAGCAACTCCTGGGACGCCAACTGTTCGTCGCCCAGCGCGATGCACGCCGCGGTGACCGGCGAGGCCATGCTCGCCGTCAACGGCGACGCCGCGTGCAGCGCCGTCGCGCTCATGGGCACCTCCGACACCGGGGCAGTCGCCGCCACGCCTCGCGGCGGGCGGCTCGCCTTGAGCAGGGCGCTGAGCACATCCGGCGGTGTCGTGCGCTCGGTGCCGAGGGCGGATGCTGCCATGAACATCACCACATGGGCCTGGACTTCGGTGGACTTCGATGAGGACATCAGGGGGACTTCCTAAGAGGGGGCTCGGACGGCCCGAGCCCTTGGTTGACGGCTTGAATGCGGTCGGCGCCGGGTGCGCACTGAGCGGGCAACGGCGCGTCCGCCGCCGCGCGGCGGTAAACGGTGCGGGTGGTGCGCCCTCGCTCGACCAGGGCGTCGAGTTCGGCCAGCAGCGCCGTGTTGTCGCGCGCGGCGTCTTTGGCGAGGGCGTTGACCGTCGTCAGGGCCGCGCCCAGCGCGCGGTTCTCCAGGCGTAGCGGCGCGGTCACGGCACGACGCCACTGCCAAACGTTGAGCCCCACGCTCAGCATCAGCGCGGGCACCAGGATTAGGACGCCTTGCTCGATCACGGCGCGCGAGCGGCGCCGGAGCAGCGCGGTCAGGATCATCACGGTCCCGCGGTCTTGGAGCGCGACGACCGGGCGCGTAGGCGGGCTTCTAAGCGGCCCCCGATCTCCACAAGCGTGAGCCACAGCGCGCGCCCTTGATGCCGCCAACCGAAGCGCCGCTCGTACAGGCCGGCCGCGACCACGGCGCCGCCGAGCTTGGCCAGCAGCGGCCACCACCGCAGCGATCCCGCCGCCGGCAACGGCAGGCAGGCCATCGCCACCGCGCCGACCGCGAGCAGCAGCAGCCCGAGGTTGAATCCGATCCGCACGGCGCGGTCGCCATGTCCGGCCAGCAGGAACGCGCCGCTGACCCAGGCGACCACCGCGCACAGCACGACATCCATGAGCGAGAGCCACCCGGTCATCGCGCGCTACCGTCGTCGTTGCGATCCGACCCGCGCGTCCACATCGCCAGAAAGGCATCGAGTGCACGATCGATGCGCGCCGGCAACCAGACGCGCAGCACGCGCCACAGCAACGCCAGCAGGCCCGCTCCCGCTTCGATGGGAATGTCGTCCACCCCGAAGCGGTGGAGCGGCGTTAGCTTCGCCACGATGACGAACAGCCAGCCACCGATGAGCGCATCAGAGATGATTCCCAGCAAGCGCACCGGGATCTGCGTGTGCATGACAGGCGGGCGCGCCACGTAGCTCAACGCGGCGCCCACCAGGGCCGCAAGCAGCGCCTCCAGCGGGATGCCGAGCACCAGCAGAGTGGCGCTCGTGGCCGCGCCGGTCGCCGCGGCAAGCTGGCTGGCGAGCATGGCGGCCGAGGAGACGGACGGCCCACTCATGCCACCGCCTCCAGCGCGCGCCGCCATGCCGCCGCGAAGCGCTTGGCGCATTTGGCGCGACCCTGCGGCGTGCGCGCCGCGCCCGGCCGCCAGTTGCGCAGGTAGTAGGCGAACGCGGCGGCTTCCGACCGCAGATCCGCCGCCGGCAGTGGCGCCGAATCGCTGCGCAGCAACAGGCGCGCGATCCGGCAGGCCAGCAGGTCGTCGAGCTCGACGCGACGGTGGATCGCGCCCGCGCTCGCGGGAATGCGCGCTTCGCGACAGAGCGCGACCGCGTGGGAGTGCGTCTGCGGGTGATGCAGCACGCCATCCGCGCCGGCCACCTCGAACTGCCACAGCCCACGCGCGGGTCCGGGCTGGGTAGCGGTGCCTTGGCGGCGAGTCTCCAGGTTGCTCTCCTGAATCGCGATGGCCACCAGCAGGACGACGGCCTCGCGGCTGGCCCAAGCGGTGGGGAAGTAAGCGAGCGCGGGCGCAATCACCTCGCGCACCAGCGCGTCCGGCGCGGCGGGCAGTCGGAGCATGGGAATCGTCCTGAGCAATGCGCCGTTGCGTCGAACCGCGGGCGCGGCTCGACGTTGGGCGAGAGGGGAAGGAGCCGGCAGGGCCGGAAAGACGAAGCCCTCGGCCGAGGGGGGCGGCCGAGGGCTTCAGGGGTGCCCGCCCCCGAATCCGGGGAGGGCGGCTGGATGGAGGGGGAGGCGGAATCCATCCAGCGTGGCGAAGCCTACAGGACGGGGGTGCGCTAGGTCAATTTAAAAATACCTAACGGCGATCCGACCGTCGACGCCTTCCGCGTATGCGCGAGATGCTCCTACCCAACGCCTATGCGCGGCGCGGTGCGTCGACGCCGCACTCCATCGTCGGCCGACGCGACCGCGTTGGGCCTCGATCCGAGGTTATCCACAGAATCGGCCGATCAATACCAGCAGGGATACAGGATCAAATACAGGATCTAATACTAGGTTAGGCGGGGGGTAATGCATCGAATTTAGGGGGAGGCGATTCCTCAAAATGTGGGGGCGCGATTCCGCGACTTGGGGGACGCGATTCATGTGAATAAGTGGCTTTATCCCAAGGCTTTTCCACAGGACGCGCTTTTTTCCCGCACGTTCTTGCAGCTTTTTCCCGCGCGTTTCTTTCGCGCACGGCAATGCCCTCGCACAGGTCGCTGCGCAAGGGCCGGTGTACGCGCCTCACGGCGCGCGTCGGTAGATAGAGGCCTGCGCGCATCCGTCGATGTGCGCGGCCCGCGGGATGGAATCGGCTTACTCGGTCAGAACACCCCGCTGGGCGACGGAGGCCCGTACCGGAGGCGCGGAAGGAGCCAGCCGGATGCCGCCGAACGTCCTGAGCACGTTGGCTTGCGGATAGACCATCAGCACGTCTTCCAGGCTCTTCTCGAACGTCCTCTTGAACGATTTGGTGTCGTCGTACTCATGTGCGAACTGGCTGCGCAGATTGGCCCAGTGCAGCACCGCGGGCTGCTCTAAGCGATGCAGTCGGTGTGCTAACCACGCGTAGATGTCCAGCGACAACGCGCTGTCCTGGATGCCGCGCAGCGCGCGGACATCGAGCGGCACCGCCGACACCCGCAGGCTGACGGCGAACTCGCGCGACAGCGTGACCGTCCTGGGCCACGATTCCGCCTCGGACACACCGCTGTCATGCGGCGTGTTTGGCTCGAACACCGTTAGGCCGCGCGGGCTTTTGCGGCGGCTGGCCGCTCCAGGCAGCGACCGGTAATCGATCGTGAGGTCGCAGGTCGCTAATGCCCGCAGTTGCCGCTTGAACGAGGTAGCGGCGCCTCGCGGTCCGCCGCTGGCTTCGATGCACAAGGTCTTCGTCATGAATCGGTGCAGGCTGTCCTGCAGTTCGACGGTTCGGTTCCGCGTCCGCAGGTAGCGATCAATGACGTGCAGCATCAGTTGGCGCGGTCGGATGCCGTAGGGCAGCCCCGCCGAAGCGGGCCGTACTCCCCCAAAGATCTGGCCGGCCTGGAGCCGTAGCCCCAGGTGGCCGCTGAATCGCTCGAATCGCTCGGCCTGCGGGTTCGAGCGCGGTAAGCCCACTTGGCAGAACGCTGAATGCAGGTACGCCACTTCGCTCCCGGCTGGCTCTCCGGCCTGAATGTCGGCACGCAGCTCGATCAGCTTTCTTTGCTTGCGGCCAGGTACTTCCGGCCGCAGCGCGCGCTGGGCCGACAAGAACGCCTTGCGCGCCGCCAGTGGATCGGCCGCACCGCGCCGTCGACCGCGCTCCCGACATACCGCGCAGTCGCTATGGCCGCACGGCGGGTGCTTCGTCGCCGTGCTCACTCTGTATCCAGTGCGAGGTCGGAGCCGAGATGGCGCAATAGCAAGACGGCGCCGCGGTGCTCCAGCTCTCGAAGCAGCGCCAGCGCGCCCTCGTGGTAGGCGTTGAGGAACTGGCGAAACGGATGCTCGCCGATCACCAACCGCTGGGCGCGGCGCTTCTTCGACCAGGGCATCACGCCTTGGCCAATGCAGTGATCGCAGCTGGCGACATCCACCCGCGCGCGACTGCCTGCCACGGTGGTGAGTTGCAGGCGCTCCCCGTAGCCGTGGCAAGACGGGCAGTGGTTGGGATTTCGATACTCCTCGATCACCGCGCGCGCCCAATTGGCCCGGAACGCCGGCGCCAAGACGCGCGCGGCTAGATCATCGTGGAGTGATTCGCCCGCCATCGCTTGCGCCGCGGATGTGTTTGGTAGGGGGCCGCCATGAACCCAGGCCGCGAGATGTCGAATCAGCTCCGCATCCTGAGCGGCCCGGTCGCGTTGAATTCGGATCGCGAGGCGCGAGCCGATCAGATCCGCCAGCGCGCGGAACGCAGCGGTCTCGGCCGGCTGCTCCACCGGCACTCGCGTCAACGCGGGCGCCGTTGCACACGGCGTGGCGCGTCGGATAGAGCGCGGCGTCGTGGGCGGTGCGGTTGGGACGACGCTGCGGTAGCCGACGACGCGAGATGGCCCCTCGAACAAGCCCGGCCACCAGCGCAGGCACAAGACGTGGATCGCTAGGCGTTGCGCGGGACCGGCTTGACTGGCGGCGCCGAGGGCGCCCGCGATGTCGAGCGCCGTCTCTCGCTCGGGCGCGGTGCTGCGCCCTCCGGCGAACGGCTCGCTAATGCCCTTGGGATGCAATCGCGCTAGAAGCTTGGCGACGTTGCGTCGCCGGTAAGGTCGATTCAGTGACGTGATCATTCCACGTTCTCCCGGCTGTAGATGCGGCTGTACTCGGGATCGAACTCGCACCCGGCCTTGAGGAACCGGGCGGGTGTCGGCTTGCCACACAGCGCGCGGCCCCAGGCTTCGGTGCTGCGGTCTCGCCGTGTGCAGCAGAAGCAGCCTCCGCAAGCCTTCACCTTCTGCACTAGTACGCGGCCCTGCTGGCGCTGGGCGGCGCGCTCCGGTCGGGTCATGAAATTGCCGCCGCTCATGCCGTCCTCCTCCCGCCCGACCCCGACCAGATATCCGTCGCGGACCACTTCGCAAATCGTTCTTCGCGCACGCACTCACTCCTTGAACGTGGGAACACGGATCGCCGCAGGCCGATGCGCCTGCCGGCTAGTTCTTTAGGTATGTTAAAAGATACCTTCAAGGCGAAAAAAAAATGGGCACCGCCTCGGTGTCCAGATAAGCCAGTAGCGCGTCGCGGGCTTCCGTCCAGTCGTAGGCGACCACGGCCGCGTAGCCGTGGGCCTGGACGAAGCGGCCGAACGCCACCTGATGCTTCGACAGACCGCCACGAGCGGTGCCGCGCTCGCCCGGCTCCTTCAACTCGATCCAGAGCCCGGCGTAGCCAGAGACCGCCGGGGGGATCGGTGGGCGCGCCATCGGCAGCAGATAGTCCCAAACGCCGCGGCGTACCCCCTGGCGTTTGAGTTCGGCTCCGACTCGGGCGGACCGGGCGCCGCCGTTCGGGATGTGCAGCAGGAACGCCAACGCCGGCTGCGTCGACGCCGACAGATCAGCCCATTGCACCAGCGCGCGACCGTGCGGCCCTTCCAGATCGCGACGCTTGGCTCGACCACCGCGGGCCGTATTCGATGACCTAGACGAGCATGCCGGACGCATGACGTAACGCCGCAACGTCCTCACGCGCTCTCCTGCGCGCCCAAGCGGATCACGGCCGCCCGCAGGCTAGCCGCTAGCTGATCGATCGGTGTGGCCTCATCCAAGGTGCAGATGAAGTTGTCCGCACCGATGCCGGCCGCATAGCCGGGATCGCCCGGGAGCAACGCGTGCACGTTGCCTTCCACGCTCAAAATCAAGACATACGGGGCATCGCCCACGCCGCGCTGCGCGTGCGCCACGGTCTGGACCAGGGTAGACGCGGCGTACCAGATGTTGCCGAGTTGGATCGGGGCCACGCTGGGGCGCGCGGGAAGGGAAACGACGGTGGGGCTACTACTCTCGGTGTCCTTCATGAAGTCCTTTCTCATACTGCTTCTTATCAGGGGGCCTCCCCCTTTTGTTCTATCGCGAGCTTCGGTGATTCCGCTGTCTGTCGTCTACCTGTTCAGCTTCTGTCGATTCGGGAGAGGTTAAGCCGACCATCAGGACTGCAATCTCGATCCCGCTACGCGCATACGAGTCGCCTAAGTCGGCACACACCGCCTCCAACAGCCGCGCGCGAGGCTCTATCAATGAAAACGTGACGAACATCAAGTTTTCAATTTCCCGAGCCGGTCGACTCGCCCTCGACGCTCCCCACCTAGTTCGCTTCTCGTTCTCTACTCCCGCGCTTGAGCTGCACAGCAAAGGAAGTTAGGCATTCACACACCATCCAGCCGTCATCTAGTTGGAGAACTTCATGGTTGAAAAGCAGGTCATGCGGTACACAAAGATCTTCTAAGTGCTCTTCCAAGATGCTTGAAAACAAGGCTCCGACGAACGTTGCGTTGACTCATTTGAAGATGAGGTAAGCTAGGTGTCCTTAGGTTCGTTTTTATTAACCTTTTTCCTAATAACGACGGCAACTTATGTCTAAGCGCCCCCTACGTACCGCCCCAGTCGCAAAACCCACCACGACTGGCGAGCGAATTCGGTATGCGCGCCTAGCCTGCAATCTCACCCAGCCTGCCCTGGCCGCCGGCATCGCCCAGCTCACCAACGCCAAGATCAGCAAGGCGCTGGTGAGCAATTGGGAGAACGATGTGATCGTTAGCCCCAACCATGCCAATCTTTCCGCTATCCAGGCGATTACAGGCTTCGCCGTAGAGTGGCTGGCGACCGGCAAGGGCGAGCAAAAAGCGACCTTGCGGACCAGCGAACTCGACATAGACCGGCTTGAGCGCATCCTCAAGGCCATCGCCCCGAAACGCACTGGACACGACCGCGAGGCCCGCGTCATCGCGCTGCTCTACAAAGTCCTGGCAGACACGCCCAAGATGCCGCCCGCGCTCCTGGCGGAGATCGCACAGAACTCCAAGTAGCATCCGCTGGCTCTCCTGCGGCCACCTTGACGGGGGTTAGCTATTGTCCGTAAGGTATCTTAAAAGATACCTAAAGGCAAAGCGAACATGACCGTCCGTTTGACCCGCGTCACCACCGAAGGGCGCACCGGCCTGGAGCTCGCCGCCGCCGGCGGCCGCTGGACCCAGCGTCGGGGGCGAAGCTGATGGCGGCGACAGAACGATCTACCTTCTGGCTGCTGTATGGGCACTATGGCCCGCGCATGACACTCGAACAGTTCAGAAATGAGTACCTACCAAACCTGACCCTGAAGGCAGTGCAGAACCGCGTGGCGCGAGGCGACGCGCCGCGCCCGATCAACGGTGTGCTGGACATCCGGGATGTAGCCGACTGGTGGGACAACCAGAGGAAGGGTTGA